GGCCGGAGCATAACCGACCACCTGCCGGAGGAGTTGTGAGGCCGGAGGATAACAGGTTAGTCTAAATACACGGAGCCGGACACCGGGGGCGGTACCAGGGGTGGACGTAAAAGACGCTGTGACCTGCAAAAACTTTCTTCCATGGTCGTCTTGACTTACCCGACTAAGGCGGGTTAGTGTTCATACATCAGCACGGCGGGACCGCCCCGCTACGCACAACCGCAAGGAGCACCACAATGGCCACCATCACCTTCACCGCCACCGCCCCCAACGGCGCGACCTTCACCCGCACCACCGGGTCCATGGCCTACACCCACGTCCTGATGACCGGCAACGAGGACGGCACCAGCTGGGGTCCGTACAGCTGGCACAAGTCCGCAGCCGCCGCCGCGAAAGCGGGCAGCGGCAAGGTCGGCGCGTACTTCGCCGAGCAGGGCTACCAGGCCACCGTGGTGCCCGCCGTGCCCACCAGCGTCCAAGGCGTGGTGTCCGTGGGCGACTTCGCCGCCGCCGATGGCTGGCAGGAGGAGGCCATCAACGCGCTGATCGAGGCCAAGAACGCGCCGAAGGCCAAGGGCACCAAGACCGCCAAGAAGGCCAGCAAGCCCGCCGCCGAGCTGCCCGAGGTTGCCGCCGACCCCGAGCCCCAGCCGGTCGACGCTGCCGACCCCGAGGGTGACCTGGAGGAGGCCCTGGCCGAGCTGGACACCACCGAGGCCGAGCCCGAGGCCGACGCCACCATCGAGCAGGTGGAAGCCGAGGTCGACGCTGCCGACAAGGTGGCTGCCCGCAAGGCTCGCCGTGCCGCCCGCCGCGCCGCCAAGCGCGCCAACGAGACTGCCGACGCCAAGGCCGAGCGGCTGGCCAAGCGCCGCGAGCGCCGCGTCGCCCGCAAGGCTGCCGCCAAGGACGAGGCGTAAGCCTCCAGGGCCGGGGCCGGGCAAATTGCCTGGTCCTGGCCCTGCCAGCGTCTTGACTTACCCGCCTTAGTCGGGTTAGTGTGTTCACATCAGCCAGGCGGGACAGCCCCGCCTCCGCGACCCAAGGAGCCACCCATGAGCACCAAGCCCGCCAACGGTCTGCCCACCGCCCCGGTCATCAGCCGGGCTCTGCACCGCGACTTCGGCATCATCTGCCAGCCGATACACCGCGCCGGGTACAGCGCGCACCGTGGCAACGGGCGCACCATTCCGGCCAACGTGTGGGTCAGCGTCAGCGACCTGGACAGCGCCAACGTCCGCAAGGCCAAGCAGCTCGCTGACGACATGATCGCCGTGGGCTACCAGGTCGACCTGGCACCCGGCAGCTCCATCATCTACGTGCGGTCGGTGCCCAGCGCCAAGGACGCCGCCGCAGCCATTGCCCGCATCCAGTCCGAGGAGGCATAGCCGCCATGTACGACCCCGCCAACGTCACCGAGCCCGCAGGCTGCGACAGCTGCGCCGGATACGTCACCGACCATGAGCCCACCTGCCCAGTGGGCCAGGGCATCACCAGCCGCCTGGAGACCATCCTGGACCCCGAAGCCGAGCAGTGGGCGCAGGCCAGCGCCATTGTGGACTGGGAACTCACCACGAATGCCGCCTACTGGCGCGACCGGCGGGAGGCCCGCGCATGAAGTGGACGCGCGTCCGGCCTGGGCTGTACCGGGCCGGTCCCTACGCCGTGCTCAATGTGCAGGCGTCCATATGGACCGCCAGCGGGCCGAACTTCACCGCTGTGTGCGGCAGCAAGGCCGACGCCCAGGAGGCGGCGCAACGTGCCGCTCACGGCCGACTGGCCGACGTAAACGGCAACTACACCGATACCGACACGGTGGTGCCGGTGGTCAACGACATCGCCGAATATGCGGGCCTGCGGTGCCGGGTCAGCATGATCACGAAAACGGCAGACGGCACTCCGCTGTACTGCCTCGTCAAGCCCAGGGGAAAGCGCCAGTGCTTGCTCCGCAACGAGTTCAAGGTGGTTATGCCGTGAAGTTTCACGTGGAACACGCGCTCTGGTGCCCGGCCTGCGGCTGGTTCGGCCGCAAGGCCCGGCGGCGCAACCGTGCGGCCGACGCCGCCGCGCACATCCGCTGGGCGGCGCAGATCGCCCGCGACATCCGGCGCGAGCGCGCCGAGAAGGTGTTCCGTGAGACCGATAGCGGGCTGTTTGCCGCCATGGTCGAGCACGGGCCGGACCCGGTGCCCTGGCACGTGCTCGTCGCCCTCGGTGAGGGCACCATCGCCGTACTGGAGCCCGAGCCCACCGACGCCGAGCGCCGGGAGACGTGGTTCAACCTGCCCGAGGGAGGCCCCTGGTGACCGGCCCGCTGGTGCTGGTGGCCATCAGCCTGCTGGCCAGCGTGGCGCTGCATTTTGCCAAGCCCGACACCGTGACCGAGGCGGTGTGCGCCACGCTGGCCGTGGCGGCTGCGCTGGCCATTCCGGTCGGCTACCTGATGGGCAGTTTCTGACTAAATTGCCTGCTTGAAGTGCTTGACTTACCCGCCTTAGTCGGGTTACTGTGTTCACATCAGCAGGCGGGACCGCCCCGCCACCCACCAACAAAGGAGCAACACCATGGCCCACGAACTCGACACCACCGACGGCATCACCAGCTTTGCCGACAGCCGCACCGACGCCAACGGGCTGGTGGACGCCTGGCATAAGCTCGGCACTCCGGTGGGCCACCTGATGACCACCGACGAGGCCCTGGACGCCGCACACATGCGCGGCTGGGACGTGCGCAAGGTGCCGCTGACGGCCGAGGTGCCCGACCAGTCCGGTGAAGAGGGCGCAACGATCAGCCTGCCGGTGCCCGACCGCCACGTGGTGGTCCGCACGAACCCGGTCAACGGCGGCACCGAGGCCCTGGGCGTGGTCGGCAACCGCTGGACCCCGTTCCAGAACGAGCAGACCACCGCGCTGCTCAGCCAGATTGTGGACGAGGGCGGCGCGCACATCGAGACCATCGGCGCGCTGCGCGGTGGCCGGGACACCTTCGTCACCATGAAGATGCCCGCCCACATGGAGTTCCGCAGCCCCGTGACCGGGGAGCTGGACATCACCGACCTGTACATCAGCATCCTGAACAACCACACGGGCGAGGACGCGCTGCGGGCCATCATCAGCCCGGTGCGCATTGTGTGCGCCAACACGCAGCGGATGGCCGAGCACGCCGCTCGCAGCTGCGTGAGCCTGCGCCACACGGGCGAGCCGGACAAGCGTCTGGCCGAGGTGCGCCAGCTGCTGGGCCTGACATTCGCTTACCGCGACACGTTCGTGGAGCAGTGCGAACTGCTGATCAAGCGGGAGATGAACCCGGTGCAGGTTCTGGAGGTGCTGGAGGACATCTGGAACGTGCCCGGTGCCACCACCGAGAAGCAGGCCGAGAGCCGCAAGCTGCGCGCCGCCGAGGTGGTCGACCTGTACCGCACCGCCGACACCGTGGCTCCGTTCCGTGGCACGGCGTTCGGGGTGTACAACGCGGTGACCGAGTACCTGGACCACCACCGCCCCGTGACCGGTGCCGAGGGCGAGGAGGCAGCCATTCGCCGCGCCCAGCGCACCCTGATGAGCAGCGACATCGGCAACATGAAGGCCAAGGCGTTCAGCGCCTTGCTGCCGGTGTAGTTAGACCGGTGCCGGGCGGTGGTGGTGGTGCTCCCACCGTGCGCCCGCCCGGCACCCCGAGGCCCTGCGGCGCACCTGGGGAGCGCGCAGCTGATCACTGTTGTTGCTGGTTCGAGTCCAGCCAGGGCCACGCAGTACCCCAACCACCACAACCAAGGAGGAACCACCATGAAGTACCTGATCGCCGCCGCACTCACCGCAGGCATGGCCCTGTTCGGTGCCGCGACCGCCAGCGCCGAGACCGGCCAGTACCCCGTCTACGACCAAGCGTGCATGAACCCCGCGTTTGTGAACGCCAAGCACGGCATCGGCATGGCGGGCAAGAACAGCCGCTGCAAGGACGCCAAGCATCCCAGCAGCTACGGCTCCGGCCCGGCTGACGAGGCCCCGTAAACCACCACAACCACCAAGGAGGAACCATCCATGTCCAATGACAACGAAGGCGAGAAGGCCACCGTGGAGCCGTCGCTGCCGTCCCAGCTGATGTCGGCGGCAGCACTGCGGTCCCAGGCGGCGCAGCTGCTGGAGCAGGCCAGCCAGGTGGACCGCGCCGTGGCCGAGGCCGAGCTGGCGCGCCGCGAGGCCCGCAGGCCCAAGCAGCCCACCGTGGAACACGGCAGCGCCGTGGTCGTCGGCTTCACCAAGTACCAGGCGGGACGGGAATACGCCTACGCCGCCGTCGGCTGGCGGGTCGGCAACGCGGTGCGTTGGACCGTCACGGGCCAGACCACCGACCGGCTCAACTGGCCGGGCCTGCTCCAGTTCATCGGTGAGGCCAACTGGCCGAGCCTGGACAGGCTGGCCGGTGTCGAGCGCCTGGGGCCGGAGCCCGAGGACGAGGAGCCAGTGGCCGAACGCATGGGTGCCTACGGCCGGGTGCTGGGCACCTACAGCCCCGGCAGCGTAGTCGATCCACTGGTCCGCGCAGAGGTGCCCCAGGCCCACGGTGGGGCCGGTGGCGGCGGGCGCGGAGGGTTTGCGGCCGGTGGCGTAGTTGTCGGCCCCCGCAGCCCGTTTGGCCGCGAACGCGAGGGTGGCTACTGATGGCCGGTACCACACCCAAGTTCCCCGATGTGCACGTGCAGCTCACCGGCCAGGACGGCAACGTGTTCTTCATCATCGGCAAGGTCAGCAAGGCGCTGCGTGCGGCCGGGCACGTGGCCGAGGTGACGCAGTTCGTCAACGAGGTCACCGACGCCGACAGCTACGACGCCGCGCTCCAGGTCGTCATGCAGTGGGTGGAGGTGTCCTGATGGACCCCGATGCCGCCCTGGCCGAGGCGCTGGACCTGGCCAGGGGCGACCTGGCCGAGTACGGCGACGAGGTGCACCGCCTGGCCGAGGTGTTCCTGGCGCTGGACAGCTGGCTCCAGGGTGGCGGGTTCCTGCCTGCCGCGTGGGATGTCGGCCGCAGCTGACAGGGTGCGGTGTCCGGGGTCTGGAAAGGCCCCGGCCCGCACCTTTCGCGGTCACGCCTACTGCGCGGTATGCGGCAAGCACTGGGCCGAGCGCCGCGACGGTATGGTGCGGCGGCACTTTACTGACAAGCCCACGACCTGCAAAAACACTTCTTGACTTACCCGCCTTAGTCGGGTTAGTGTGTTCACATCAGCAAGGCGGGACAGCCCCGCCACGCAGGCAGGAGATTCAAATGTCCACCATCGTCACCGTCGCCAAGGGCCTCGTCGTTGATCTGCTCGAAGATCGCGGCATCAAGGGCGCTGACATGCTCGACGGCATGATCGAAGCCCAGGCTGACCAGGGCCAGGTGATCTGGGAGGAGCTGCGCCACCACGTGGCGTTCGGTTACGCCCCGGCCACCGGGGTCCGCGTGGCGGTGTTCAACCTCGACGGGGCCGACGGTATGCAGGTTATCCGCGTGACCAACTGGGCGCTCGGCCACACCGACGAGACTCCCGACCTCGGCTAACCGCCCCCTACCCGGTGGGCCGGAAGGCCCGGCCCACCACCGAAAGGAGGCCCACCATGGGCCAACCGATACCCGACCAAGCCCGCCCGGTGCCCGGCTGTGGCCGCAAGCGCGTGGGCGGCACCAACACCGCAGTCCGCGAGCTGGTACACGCGGTGATCGCCGTGGGCGGTGAGGTCAAACCGTGCCGGGGTCATTTCAAGGTGTATGTCAACGGTGCGCTGACAACCACCTTGCCCGGCACGCCCAGCGATACCCGCGCGCTCAAGAACGCCATAGCCACGCTCCGGCGAGCTGGCCTACCCCTTACGTCGAAAGGACGCCCTGACCATGGTTAACCTGCTGCCCGGCCCGACCCGTGATGCCATCAAGTTCGCCGAGCGTGCGGTGCTGGCACTGGAGCGCATTGCCGACGCCGTGAGCCCTAAGCCGGATACCCGCCTGGCCGAGGGCCTGGTCAGCACTGTGAACCCCGAGCCGATCATGCACCTGCGCACCGGCTGCGACATGGAGCTGACTTACCGGCCTGAGCCGATGGTGTGGTGCAACAGCCACAACGTGGAGCTTCCGGTGTTCCTGGACCAGCCGGTGTCACCGTTGATGAACGACGAGGAACTGGCCGCGCTGCGCGCCAAGCTGGAGGGCAAGTGATGGACGCCAACATGACGACTCAGGAGCTGGCCGAGGTGATGCGCGCCGTGGGCCTGCTGCCGTGCGGACCGGACTGCCGCTGGCGGTATGGCTGGTGCTTCACGCATAACGTCAGCACCGGAATGGGGGCCGAGCCGTGGCGACCATGAGGGACTGGCTGGGCTGGTGGTTCATCGTGATGCCGGTGTGCCTGCTGGCCAGCTGGGTTATCGACCAGTGGATCGGCTGGCCGTTCAGCTGGCGGGACGCCGCCCTGGGCGTGGCGCTGGCGTTCGTGCTGCGAGTGCTGTTGCTGCATCGCCGCGCCCGGCAGCACGCCGAGGTGCTGGCCACCGCGCCGCCCATCGTGGACCCGGCCACCGAGGTAAGCCCCGGCACGACCATGGTGGCGCTGGTGGCCGCGTGGGGCGACCGGCCCTGGTGGGCACCGTGGCGTGCCTGCCATACCGACCACGTGACCCTGGCCGAAACCACGCTGGACCGGCCCCTGGTGGGCCACGTGCGCGTCGGCCTGGCCAGCGACCGCTTCGTGGTGCTGGACGACATCGGCGCGCTGCTGGAGTTCCACGGCTGGCGTGAGCATTTCCGGCCGGGCAGCACCATCACAGCCGTAGTGAGGACGCGGTGAGCGGCGAGGGCACCTACTGGTGCCCCGTCTGCACCAAGGACGTGGACATTACCCGCGACGACGAGGGCAAGCGCTGCTTCGCCGAGCACACCAACACGCTGGGCCAGCCCTGCCTGACCAGCGGCAAGCGCAACGGATGGGACGAAAGGCCATGACGTTCGACACCCGCGTGCCATGCCGCCGATGCGGCCACCGCACTCATAGCGCCGTGGACGGGTGCGCCAGCTGCCTGCCCGGCATCGACTGTGGGCCGGTGCCCGACCAGCCCGAGCACTGGCCGCGCATCCTGGGCGATGGCCCCGCCTACGACATGAGGGACTTCACCCTGGGCGAGCGTGAGGTTATCTGCGCGCAATGCCACCTGATCCACCGACCAGGGCAGGAGTGCCCGTGAAGACCGTCAGCCACGGGATGGACGTGGCCCGCCAGCGCCGCAAGTTCATCGCGCGCATTGTCGACGCGCCGGACAACGGACTGGAGCCGAGCCCGCACGTGCGTTACCTGGAGCACCTGCTGGCCGCGTTCGACGCGAACGTTGCCGCCGGGCAGCCGCGCCCGGCCAGCGAGTACCTGCCGATGTATGAGGAGGAGTTCGACCTGTGACCCACAACCTGAGCCCCGAGGCCCTGGCGCTGGCCCGCATCCGCGAACTGTGCGCCGAATACGGCAGCGCGCTGACCGTGCCGATCAACCGGCTGAACGCCATCCTGGACGACTGGGAGCGCGATGAGGAGGCCCAGCGCGCATGAGGCCACCGCGCACGCCGTGCCCGCACATCACCAGCATTGTGCTGGTGCGCGGCGGCAGGCCCGCCCAGGTCTGCGCCCGGTGCGGCCAGGTGGTCGGCGGCGTATGACCGGCAGCGGCGTGCCCACGCGCGACGACGTGGAGCGCCTGTTCGACGGTGACCGGCACCGCCTGCGGCACTGGTGGGTGCTGCTGTGGACAGGCGAGCGCTGGCGGCTGGTGTTCGACCCGCCCAGTGTGGTGACCAAGTGAGCAGTGTCTGCGGCCGGAGCAACCGCAACGAGCGCGGCTCCAGCTACGACCGGCGCGCCCGGCGGCGCTGGCTGGTGAGCCCCGAGGCCGGGTTCGGCGGCGACGGGGTGAAAGTGCCCTGCTGGGAATGCGGGCGGCTGGTGACCGAGGACGAGGTGATTGCTGACCGCCTGGTGCCGGGCAGCGAGGGCGGCACGTACCGGCGCAGCAACATCCGAGGTCCGCACTGCGCCGGGTGTAGCTGCCGCCAGGGCGCGCGGATGACCGCCGCGCTGCGCGCCGCCACCGATCCTTACGACGAGACCGACCATTGCGCCACCTGCGGCGCGCACTACCTGGCCCCGCACGCTGACGACTGCGACGTACCCCTGGAGGTGTGGTGATGGGTGGACGACAGCCCCGAGTAGCGGCCAAGGGCTTCGGCGCGGCGCAGTTCGAGAAGCTGGGCGATGCCGTGGCCCAGATGCACGCCAGCCCAACCGGCGGCACCGTGCGCCAGGTGCCCGACGGGTTCGCCTTCACGCCGCTGGTGCTGCCCGACGCCGAGGGCCACCTGTCCACGGCACCGGCTAAGCCCGTGGTGGAGCCGGGTGTCCAGAGCCTGCTGGATGGCCGTGCGGACTGGTGCCAAGGCTGCGGCGGCTGCTACTACCGGCATGACATGCGCTGGCTGGTCGACGCCTACCGCTGCCGCCGCTGCCTGGGCCAGGGTGTCGGCGTACCGGCGCTGTGGGTGTCGCCTTGGCACGAACAGCCCGAGCCCGAGGTGGTTGCCTGGCCGTGGGCCAGCTGGCGGCAAGCGGGCTATGTGGCCCTCACTGCGGCGCTGGCGCTGCTGTTCTTGGCCAGCGCGCTGGGCGCGTTCGGCTGAATCCTGATGACCGGGTTATCAGTGACCGCTGTGCTTGCTGGCCGGGAGGCGGCGATAGCGCACCTTGGGACCACCGGCCGTTTCGTGCGACTTCTTACGCGCCCAGGGCTGGTGCGTGGCCCAGGCCCAGCGCCACTGCTTCTTCGATTTGAATCCCCGGTACCCGCCACCGCCGCCCTTGGCGAACGTGGCGATGCCGCCTGCGCGGCTATGCAGGGCTACGGTGCCGCGTCCCCGGCTGCGTGCGATCTTGGACCGGCCACCGCGCAATGCTCCGGCCCGGCGGCTCCCCTTGCGTGCCTTGGCCATGGGGCCGACCCTACGCCTGCGCGGCGTCCTGGGCAGCGGCCAGCTCACGGCACCGGGCCTCGTATCGGGCCTGGGCGTCGGCGTGGCACATGCGGCAACTGGTCTTGCCGGTCTTCGGCGCGGTGTAGGTGTTGTACTTCGTTTTCGGGTGCCCGCACTTGGGAAACGTCGGTCCGGCCTCACCGGTCAGGTAACTGTCCAGCACGTTGGCCAGCTGGGCGCGGTAGCGCTCGGCGGTGGCCTCGCTGGTGGCCAGGGCACGGGTCAGCCGGGCAATCTCGCTGGCCTGCATCCGGTGCTCGTCGGCGAAATGCTCCGACTCCTCCTGGAGCAACATGCAGGCGGTTGTCGCCGCCCAGGCGCTGACCATTCGCACCGTGCGCAGGCTGCATCCCATCCGGTCGCGGATGCGTTCGGCGGTATGGCCTTCGCGCATGAGCCCGGCCACCGCCCAGGCGCGGTCGGCGGGGCTCAGGTCGGCCATGGTGGTCGCACTGCCCGCCAGTAGTGCGGGCACCAGCAGGTAGTCCGGCTCCCAGCCCTTGGCGTCGGGCTCGTCGGCGTCAAGCTCGCACGGGTCGGCGGCGGGCTCGGCTGTCATACTTCCAGCCCCTCCGCGCGGGCCTTGGCCAGCAGGTCGTCGCGGGTAGCGAAAGCGTTCGGGTTGCCACCGGCTGCGCCCTGCCACCACAACGACCCGGCCAGTTGGCGCACATTGCGAGCTACCTGGCCGCGCTGGGCGTCACGCAGATGGACGGTCAGCTGCTTGTCGCGCTTGCGCAGGTCTGTGACCGTGTAGTCGCCGCCCATCAGTCGGCGTCCACGCGGTCGAGCAGCGCCTGGCGCACGAAGCAGTCCTTGGCCTCCAGCAGCTTGCGCAGGCCAGCGGCCAGCTCGGGACCATCGCCCAGCAGCTCCAGCATCTTGTCGCGGTGGCAAGCGGCAACGTCGGCCACCTTGAACAGCGGGTCGGGGAGGTTGGGGTTCGGCTCCAGCAGGTCGACCAGGTGCTGGACGGAGTGGTGGCGGGTGTCAGCGAGGCCCATGCGCGCGATCGTACCGCTGGGGCTTACGTGTCGGCGTCGAAGTGGACCGGACAGATGTCCTTGAAGGGGCCGGGCAGGTGGCACGTGCAGCCGTCCACGCTGCCGGTCAGCACGCCCATGCTGGCCCCGGTCAGCGAGGTCTCGGCGGCAACGGGCCGGTGGTCGCGGAACAGCGGCGTGACGCTGGCCCGGCCGTCCTCACGCAGCGCCAGCAGACGCCCCTGGCGTCCGTCCATGCGGTTGAACACCTTGCGCCAGTGATGGAACCGTGCCGACCACTTCCAGCTGTCCATGACGCCCGGCAGGCGCTGGTCGGCGCTCAGCTCACCGCGCCCCACCGTGACCGTCCACTGCACGCCCACGGCTGCCTGGCCGTGGGCGCTGGCCGTGCGGGCGAAGCGGGCCAGGTCAACCGGCTCCAGCCCGTGGGCGGCGTGCCAGGCCCGCGCCTGGTCGAACATGGCAGCCACCGCCTGCCGGTAGTTGCTGATGTCGGGCTGTTCGTCCTCGACGGGGGCGCTGATCTCATGCCGTTCGACCAGGGTGCAGCGGTGGTCGGCCTGGCCGTGGTCAGCGTCGGGTTCAGGCGATGTTGCTCCAGTCGTCGTCACTGTCGTCAGTGCCGGGCGCTGCCCCAGGCATCGGCGCAGCCTGCGGATGGCCCGCCTGGTCAGCGGGAACGTCAGCGGGTTCTGCGTCGATGATGCGGGGCGCGCTGTTGGTGGCACGGCTCAGCTCCTTCATGGTTGTGGGATCCAGTGCGGTGATGCGTTCGATGAGCCGGGCAGCCTCGTTGGCGAACTCCACGTCGCTGACCCCGGCCAGGATCCGCGTGGGTGCGTCGAGCCCGAGCAGCTTGGCCTCGCGGTCCAGCGCCCGCAGGATGGTAGCCGCCGCGTCCTTGTCGCCGCGCATCATGGCCGGGTAGTTGGCCCGCTGGATGTCGAAAATGACCGCGCGATGCCGGGCCACCACGTCGGCGGGCTGCTCGTTGTTGATGTCGCGGCACACCACGGAGTAGTCCTTGCGGCACGTGGCGATGCTGACGCCCACCTCCGCGCTAATGGCCTTCCAGGTGGCACCCGCGTTCTTGAGGAACATCACCTTGGTGCGCCGGGCCAGCAGCTCCTCGTCCAGCATGGCGCTGATGTCGTCGTCGCTCACCGTCATGCTGGCGATTGTCCCCCAGGAGGCGGCAGCACCGGAACGTACGGGCCGAACATTGCCGCCGGTACGCCCAGGCTGCTGTCGATGCTGAACGGCGTGCGCCGGGTGACCATCCAGCCGAACGGGCATGGCTGCCAGATGTCGCCTTCGCCGTCCACGTAGATGGTGCCGTCGGCGTGGGCGTCGGTCAGCTCCATGATCGGTGCCCTGGTGGTCATGCCTTGGGCTCCAGTTCGGCACCGTAGTGGTCGCGCAGTTCGGTGAGGGCACGCAGCGCCGCGCCGAAGTCGGCCTTGTCCGCGACCAGGACCACGCGCTGGCTGTCGGGGTAGTAGCAGGCGGTGGCCCGGTCGACCCGTGCGCGAATAACGGGCTTGGTGCCGCGCTGGTGCTCAATCGTCACGGTGTCGATCACCTCCCGGCTCCTCCCTGGGCATGTGCGTCGTTGGATGGCCGGACTGCATGGCCTGGCCGAAGTCGTCCCACACCTTGCGGGCATGGCGCACCACGGGATCGGCGTCCTCGTCGTAGCCCTCGGGCACCGGCACCTCGATGCACGCCTTCACGCCTGGTTCGGCCGCTGGCGGCAGCCCCACCTGACGCCGATACTGGGCCTCGGTGAGCAGCCCCTGGCCGCGCAGCGTTTCCAGCGTCACGGGCGGCATGGCCTTGTAGGCGGCGATCATGGCCAGGGTGTCGCGGTAGTTGCGCACCACCGCGCGGGCAGCGTCGATCACCTCCTGCGCGGCCAGGCAAACCGACACCGGCCACTCGTCCCAGGCGTCCACCGCCTTGCCCAGCGCTTCCAGCTCGGGCCATTCATCCACGGCGGTGTCCTGTCTGCGGGTGCTGGGGCGGCACGCATGTCACGATGACGCGCCGCTCGGGGTGCCGCAGCAGCTCAACGAGCGCCGCCAACTGCCAGGGCGTCACGGGGTGTCCCAGTCGTCGTTCACGCGGTCGGGCATGGCGCGGGCCACGTGATCCTCGATGCGCTGCTCCATGGGCTCGGGCACCTGCATGGCCTGCACCGCGCCCATGCTGCCGCCGCACGTCACCACACGGAACGGAAAGGTCTGCTCGACCCGGCCGTGGATGGGCAGCTGCCATCCGTCCTGGCCCATCACGGGCTTGCCCGCGTTGTTGCACTGCGGACAGACCACGGGCTTGCCGGTCCATTCGGCGGGCGCAAGCACCGCCTCGTCGTCACTGTCTGGGCTGGACACGCTGCCCTCCTCCTGGATAGAAACTGGCCTGTTTTGGCTGGTGGAGCGGATGTTTTTGCTGTGCGACTCTACGACGCTCATTTGCGTCGTCTTTATCCATCCAATGGATGATCAGCTGCTCGTAACTCATGTCCCGCGCAGCACACAACGCCTTAAAGCGTCGTCGCTGCTCAGGCACCATTTTTACCGGCACCAGCAACTTGTCTGGCCCCTTCGGACGGCCCGGTCCACGTGGCTTTATGCGTACCATGGTTATATGTATAACCCCTAGTTTGCTGGCGCGCCAGTACCTATCCATAACCGCAGCTCAGGCAGGGTTTCTGGCGCGCCCGCAACGGGCTATTCCGCGTACTCGTCCTCGGCCCCGTCGGTGTCACCGGGCTTGCCGACGTACACCCTGGCCGGAGCCTGCTTGACCTTCACCACGGCCAGCTTCTCGAACACGTCGGGGGCCACCGCCGCCAGCGCCTCGCTGCTGTACTGCTGGCGCTTGAGCTGCACCGACCAACCATCCGCGAACACCTTCAGGTCGCCGTCCCAGCCGAACTCCGCAGCCAGCTTCTCCAGCCGACCGAGCGTTTCCTGTTCGGCCTCCCGCAGCGCTTTCAGCCGCTGCCAGGCCGGAGCCTCCTTGTAGGCCAGCACCGCCTCCCGCAGCCCCACGCCCTTGTCCAGGTTGCACAGCTCCGGCACCGCTTCCTCCGGCACCGCCGCAGCCACCGCCGCCGGGGCCTTCACCTGCACGAACCCGGTCAGCACCTGCGCCCGCCGCCAGGCAGCCGGGTCGGCCTTCTTGGCGTCGGCACTGCTCACCGTCCGGTACGTGGTGGGCTCCCCGGCTGCTGTCTGCCGGACCACGAACTCCGTACCGGGCACGGCCACGTCGGTGCCCCGGTAGTAGCCTTTCACGTGCTCAAACAGGTTTTGCCGCGCCTTGGCCAGCTGCTTGATGGCCTCCCGCGTGGTGTACAGCTTCTCCACCAGCCCGTCGAAGTCGGGGTCGTACCCGCCGTACTCGACCAGCTCGCGGTTGAACTGCGCCAGTGTTTCCGGTCGCACGTCACCCTTCACGGGTGCCGCCTTCTTCGTGGTCTTGCGTCGTGTGGTTGTGGTCATGGGATTCACACTAACCCATAATTGCCCAGGGCCGAAAGGCCATTGCACCGGCCTGGCCACCGGGCAGCGCGCCGGGCAAGGCGTAAAGGCGCGATGGACCCGTAGGCGTAGCCCTGGCAGCCGCCCCAGGCACGAACGAACCCTACTCCGGAGTAGGAATGACATTTCCCAGAACGACGCCGGGGGACTTGACTATATGTGGGATAGCTGCGCTGCCCTCGGGGCGCAGCCTACCCACATAGTCAAGGACGTGGCAAGTAGTTGACCACAAATTTGACTTTTTGGGGTGCGATCCGGTACGCTGACGCGCCCGCGCGCACGTACACGCGCGTGCGCGCACGCGAGCGGCGACACACCCGACATTGGCGGGCTACTGTGGGGCGGTGACCCACAACCTCCCCGCCGTCCCGGCGCAGACGTTCGGCCCCGGCGGCACCCCACTGTCCGAAGCCCCGACGGCGGCGCTGGCGTTCGCCCTCGGGTACGTCGTGACGCAGCGCGTCGATCCGAACCACTTCGGCCCGTTCGTGGCGCTGTGCCAGGAACTGATGCGTCGCCCGGCGGGCAGCGGCGACGGCGTGATCGAGTACAGCGAGTGGACCGTGCTGCTGCGTGCCCTGCCCGCGCCGATGTCCTCGTCGCTGTCCCTGCTGTACCAGATGCAGCGTGGCCAGCAGTGGGCGCAGACCGGCCGAAAACCCAAGTAGCAGCAGATACCGGCTAAAGTCGGGCAAGTGCTTGCGCGCGGCGCGGTCAATAAGCTATAACCTTCAGGTACCACAGCGGGACGGCCCCGCCACGGTTTACCTGGGAGGACAACCACAATGCCCACATCCAACGCAGACCGCGCAGTGTGCTTCGGCGCTGGCCTGTTCATCGGTCTGGCGGTCGGTATGCCGCTGGGCCTGGCCATCGCTGCACCCAAGGACGCCGAGCAGGTGCGCAGCACCCCGGCCAGCGTTGCTGAGCAGTGCGAGGAGGACATGCCCTGCTGGGATTGCACCACCATGGGCAACCGCCTCTGTGGCCCCGGCATGGCACCGCCTATGGACTTCGGCCTGCCTGTCTATGCCGTCACGGTGGCGGCGCGGTGAGCGGCGACAACGCGGTGCAGCCCGAGAGCCGGTTCAAGCGCAACACCTTCATCCGAGCCGACGAGCTGCGCCCGGCCGACATCGGCCAGACCATCCGCTTCCGTCAGTGGGACAACAACACCGAGGTCGCCCGCGTGATCACCGGGGAGCTGCGCCAGCTCAGCGCCAACGAGGCCGAGATTCACGTGGTCTACGGGCTGGGCGCGTCCATGGAGGAGACCCTGTTCCACGACCAACCGGTTACCTTGCGCCCCACCGAGGACTACAACGACGTTCCCACCCTGGCCCTGTACGACGACCAGGTTTGATCCGCCCCACCACAACCACGAAGGAGAACCGCCATGTCCCTGGGCTTTATCGAGGGGCCGGTCACCGGCACCACCGACATCGACTGGCTGTCCAGCACCACGACCACCAAGGTGCGGCGCACGCAGAACAACGACCCCGAAACCAGCATTGACCACGTGGCCCGCTTCGGCATTCGGCCGGGCGCGCTGCCCGACCGCGCCGCCGAGTTCAGCCGCACCGCCACGTTCCAGCCGGAGTTTATGACCGCCCGCTGGGATGACGGGCACCTCCAGCAGGTCACGCTCACCGGCCCGCAGCGCCTCAAGGCGGGCGGCGTCAGCGACAAGATGACCCGCAAACGGGAGTGGCGCGAGTACGGCAGCCGCCATCTGGACAAGGCCCAGCTTCCCGACCAGGTGGCCGCAGCGCTGACCGCCTACGAGCAGGCGGTGGCCGGTGTCGCCGCCAACGGTGGTGACCAGGAATGACCGCCTACGGCACCGGCCAGACCGGCATCCGCGACGAGGGCCATCTGCGCACCCTGCCCGACGGCACCATCATCAGCTGGCTGCGCATCCCCGGCGACGTAACCAGCGAGGCGGTGGCGTTCGTGCGCCGCGAGGTCACCACCGAGTCGGGCTTCCCCCAGGTGGACGTGTGGATCAGCCCTGGCGGCTGGGATCCGCAGACCATCGAGAGCGCCGGTGTCACGTTCCCGTGTCAGGTGGTGCGCTTCGGCGAGTACCGCGCCGAGCACTACCTGGGCAGTGAGCTGCTGCCGTTCGCCGAAACGCTGGCCAGCGGTGTGCTGGACCACGGCGGTACCTGGGCGCGCGAGAAGGCCCTGGAGTGCGCCAGCCGCGTGAACACCGGACGGGGCGGGCCTGCGGCCATCACCTTGTCCCTGGCGTCGGAGTTCGAGGACTACCTGGACCCCGACGAGCCAGAGGCCGGTACCGAGATTGTCCAGGTGGTGGTCGACGTGACAGCGCCGCCCCTGGGCGAGGTGCGGGTGCGCTACAGCGACGGCCGGGTGGACGAGCTGAGCGTGGATGGCTGGGAAGGCCCCAGGCCGGTGCGCGGTGCGCCGGTCATGCTGCACCCTGACGAGGTGCCATTGCTGGGCGAAGTGGCCGAGGTGCTGCGCCCGCTGAAAGACCGGGGCCTGACCAAGGAGTCGGCCGAATACGTGATCGGAAAGGTGTACGAGTGACCACCCCAACCGCAGCCGAGCTGAACGCCGCCGTGGCCCTGCTGGAGAACCACGGTGACATCGTGGGCAACGTGAGCGCCGCCATGCTCAAGCGCATGAAGCGCGCCGCTGCCGAGCGGGAAGCAGCTCCACCGGTGGCCGACCCGCTTACCACTGCCACCGAGTACCTGACCGACCGGGGCGCGTGCCCTGAGTGCAGCCATCCGGTACACACCACCAACGGGCCTGACCGGGGCTGGATTCACACCGAGACCGGCCAGTACACCTGCCCGCCGGGCACCGCTGGCTCCATGGCTGGCCCGGCCGTCACCGACGACCAGCTGGCAGCCAAGTACGACGAGGGCCATGCCGACGGTGCCCAGCAGCAGGAGGACATCGACAACGAGACGATGTACACCGAGGACGAGCTGTCTGAGAAGGTGGCCGACGCCGAGGAGCTGGGCACCAAGGAAGGCCGGACTCAGATGCGCCAAGAGCTGGAGGACGCACTGTTCGCGGCCATCAGCCGCGTGGGTGACGACGCCACCGCCGACGAGCTGCGCGCCGCGCTGGCCGACGCCTGGAATGAGACCCCGGCATGACAGAGACAACCACCGCCGTCCCCCGTGTGCCGAGCCGCAGCTGGTACGACCCCGTGCTGGATGCCACCATGCACACCGGGGCTGAGGCGGTGCGCGCCGCCGATAGGTTCTGCACCCGGCTGCCGCACCGCAGCACGCCCATCGCGTTCGATATCGAGACGCCGGGCCTGGACAACGTGTTCACGATCAACTGCGTGACCGCTGCCTGGGACTGGCCCGACGGCGGCACGCAGACCATCCTGCTGGACCCGGCCCGCGACGAGGAGCATTTCGAGGTCGCGGTGGCGCTGCTGCACGCCGCCCGCACGGTGGCGTTCCACAACGTGCCGTTCGACGCGCCGCCGCTGTACCACGCGGGCCTGATCAACGACAACACCATCAAGCGCATCGTGGACACGCTGTTGATCAGCCGGTTCGCCGTGCCGGACGTGATGGTGCCCAAGAACCTGACCGCGCTCAGCGTGCGCCACCTGGGCCTGGATGACGACAAGGGCGGGCTGGAGCGGGCTTTCAAGGCGGCTGGTTACAAGACGCAGGCTGCCGGTTTCGAGGGCATGGACATCACCAGCCCGGTGTACCGGTACGGTGCCATGGCCGACACCGTGGCTACCCTGCGGCTCGAGCCGCTGATGCGCGCCAAGGCGCTGCACTGGGCCACCGACCATCCGTTCAGCACCTACGGGGCCACCACCGACGCCGAGGCCGAGCAGCTGCTGTGGACGCAGGAAACCGTTCACCGCGTGATGCTGCGCCGGTCGGCCGTCGGCCTGGCGGTGGACCGCGCCTACTTGGACCGCTACGCCGAGCAGGTGGACATCGACCGCAACCTGGCCATTGCCGAGCTGGCCGCGCACGGGCTGGAGGGCGGCAGCGGCAAGGGCGCGAAGTTGGTTGAGTACCTGTACCAGCGCGGCGAGCTGCCCGAACCCTGGCCCCGCACGCCGACCAAGAAGCTGCGCGCCACCAAGGCCGACCTCGACGGGCTGGACCATCCGCTGGCGGCGGCACAGCGCAAGCTGGCGACCATCGAGAAGGTCATGGGCTACCTGGAGAAGGTTGACCGGCAGGCGTCGGTGACCGGCCGGTGTCACCCGCAGGTCGGCGTGCTGGGTGCCAGCGCCACCGGCCGCATGGCCTACGGCAGCCCCGAGCTGCAACAGTTCCCCGCCGACGCCCGCGCGATCATCACCGACGACGGGCAGGGCCTGACCAGTATCGACTGGTCGCAGATCGAGCCGGTGACCATGGCGCTGATGGCCAAGGACCATGAGTTCCTGGCACCGTTCGAGGCCGGGGAGGATCTGTACGAGCCCATTCAGCGTAGTGCCGGAATCGACCGGCCGGTGGCCAAGGTGGTGCTTCTGGGCACCATGTACGGGCTGGGCATCGCCAAGCTGGCACGCCAGATCGGCCACACCGAGGAGTCGGCCGCGCAGATCAGGCGGCAGATGTTCGAGGCGATGAAGGGCTGCGAGCGGTGGATGCGCAAGGTGCAGAACGTAGCCGAGACGTACGGCCGGGTGGTCACCGCTGGCGGGCGCATTCTGCCGGTTGATCCTGGTTACGAGTACAAAGCGGTGAACTACGCCATCCAGGGCAGCGCCTACGACGTGCTGGCCAACAGCGTCGTGGAAATGGACCGGCGCGGCATCGGTGACCACTTGCAGCTGGCCATGCACGACGAGCTGGTGGTGGACACCGAGGTGGCCGAGGAGGTCCAGCAGATCATGCTCACACCGCCGGAGTTCCTGATCACCTGGGCCGAGCGGGTGCCGGTGCTGCGTACCGACCGCGCCGACATGGGAAGTGCTTGGGCCAAGGTATGACCGACGAACAGCGTCGCCACCTGGAGCACGTCGGCCAGCAGCTGGCCACCGCCCGCCGCGACGTGCGCCGGGCCATGGAGGCAGCCCACCGCGCCGCCACGCAGTACCACGCCGAGGGCGTAACGAACACCGAGCTGGCCAAGGCGCTGGGCGTCAGCCGCCAGGCGGTAACGGAATGGACCCGCGCGTGAAGGGCGACATCCCCGGCCGCATTGTCGACGGCCGGGTGCTGCACAGCCCGTTCTGTTCGTTCCTCACACCCGCTGGCACCGGGTGCGACTGCGGCGCATTCGAGCGCGAGATTGCCGCCGCTAAGCTGCCCCGTACCACGACCACAACCACCGAGGAGACCGCCGTGCCCGACGACAAGCCCAAGACCGCCGCCTGCCCCAACGAGGCGCACTCGCTGGGCTGCCACTGCCACCAGGGCGGGCCTATCGAAATGGACATCGCGCCGCTGACAGGGTTGTCGGCCCGCGAGCAGTATCTGGACCTGTGCGGCGAGCTGCCGCCGGAGGTGAAGGCGGGCAGGCTCAAGGCCCGCCACGACGCTCTGGTCAAGATGGCCGCTGAGAACCAGACCACCGGCCAGCGCGCCGGGGCCATCTGCGCCACCGCCGCCGATCTGGTCAACAACGACCGCAACGCCGTCTACGGTGATGCCGAGCAGAATTTCACCGAGACCGGTGCGCTCTGGGCGGTGGTGTTCGGCCACGAAGTCACCGCCGAGCAGGTGGCGATCTGCATGGCCCTGGTGAAGGTGGCCCGGCTGATCAAGACGCCCAACCACGCCGACAGCTGGACCGACGGGGTGGGCTACCTGGCACTCGGGGGCGGCATCGCCAGCAAGCCCGGCCGCTACGTCTAACCGCACAACCACAACCACGAAAGGCCCTGTTCATGCTTGGTTCCAAACCGCTGGAGGCAGTGCTTGGCTCCGGTGTCGACAACACCGACCACGAAGCCGTGCGCGCGTTCATCCGGCAGGCTGCCGACCTCGGTCTGCATCTGCTGTTCATCTACCCCGACAGCAAGGTGCCCGCCGACCTGCGCACCCCGGCCAAGAAGCGCGCCGACGACAAGGCTGCCCAGGAGGAGGCCCGCGATGCCGGGCGGCGCGACTGGCAGACCGTGAAGTCCGGTGCCGGGCTGGCGCTGGCCACCGACGACAAGGCAGTTCTGGAGCGCTACCTCAAGCGCTACATCCAGCTGTTCAGCACCTGGGCTGAGCTGGAGCAGGACGGGACGCCCGGCGTCGAATGCCCGTGGAACAAGAAGGGCGAGGACGCGGGCACCATCGTGATGACCAAGCCCGCCGCCGTCAACCTGGCGGTGGAGGTGGGCGGCTCCGGCGTGGTGGTCATCGACTGCGACACCGCCGCCCAGGTGGACCGGTGGTTCGAGGTCGCCGAAATTCCCGAGGACGCCCGGCCCGCGCCCACCATCGTCACGCCCGGCCAGGTTGGGCCGGACGCCGACCCCGACGACCCCAGCACCTGGGCGCACGCCGACGGCGGCCACTTCTGGTTCACCGTCCCCGACGAGCTGTGGCCGGTGCTGCCCCGCAGCAATACCGCCAGCGGCATCGGTGCGATGACCTGGGGCGGCGACAACGGGTTCGCGGTGCTCTGGGACCGCCGCTACGTGCTGATCCCGCCGTCGACCCGGCCCGAGGGCGCGTACGAACAGCTGGGCCACGTGTACGACCTGCCGGACTGGCTGGGCGAGGCCATCATGCAGGCCGGTGAGCGGCGCGTACAGCGCGCAGAACTGGCCGCAGGTGACAGGGCCGAGAACCCCGAACTTGCTACGCACATCGACCGCTGGGCCGAGAACGTGAGCTGGGCCAGCATCCTGGAGCCGCTGGGCTGGACCCCGGCTCCGCGCGCCGACAGCTGCGGCTGTGCCGTGTGGACAGCGCCGGGCGTGCACGCCAGCCCCAAGAGCGCCACCGCGCACGACACCGGCTGCACCGCTGGCCGGTACACCGAGACGAACGCGCCGCTGCACATCTGGACCGACAACCCTGCCGAGCCGTTTGACGCATGGGTGGCCGAGAAGGGCACCAGCACCATCAGCAAGCTCCAGGCGGTGGCGCTGATCAACTACGGCGGCAACGTCGGCAAGGCCATGGACGACATGGACGTGACGCCGGACCTGTCGGTGGAGCCGGGCCTGGACCCCAAGGGCATCGACCGCGAGCACCGCATGAACGGCGACGGGGAGTTCGACCTGCCCGAGGTGGACGAGTCCGAGCGCGCCGTGCGCGAGCAGCAGGATCGCAACATCTACCCCGAGGACCAGACCGAGGACAACACGGTGGTCTGCCAGTGCGGCGAGACCATCGGGCCGGACGCCGCATTCGAGGGCACCGACGGGGCCTGGTACCACCAGACCACCGAGGGCGACGACCACCTGATCGAGGCCCCCGACCTGGTGGAGGAGCGGCTGGCCGACACCTCGGTGGACTACGCCGCCGACCTGTCGGACCTGCCCGCCGACTTCGGCAAGTCCGACGACAGCCCCTACGCCGACGAGGTAGACGACCCCGACCCCGACGTATTCGATTCGACGCACAGCGGGGTGCCGCGCATCGCCCCGTTCAGCCACTGGCGGGACATGCCGCCGCCGGAGTACATCATCGACGGGCTGATTGAGCACGGCGGGCTCAGCAGCGTGATCGGCCCGCCTGGGGTAGGCAAGTCGACGGTCGTACTGGACATGCTCTGCCACATCGCCACCGGCAAGAACTGGCAGGGGCGCACGACCCGCAAGACGCGCGTGCTGTACCTGCCCGGCGAGGGCCTGAGCGGTGCGGTGCAGCGCCTCAAGGCGTGGGAAGACGCCCACGACGTGGACCTGGCCGACGACCTGCTGCTGGGCAACGGCATCATCCTGGTCAGCGCCCAGAACGAAGCCTGGGGCGAGATTGCCGCCTACATCGTGCGACAGGGCATCGGCCTGGTGGTGTTCGACACGTTCGCCCGCATGAGCGCCGGGCTGGAGGAGAACTCCGCGACCGACGTGGGCAAGGCGGTGCGCCGGTTCGACAAGCTGCGCGAGCTGACCAATGCGGGCGTCTGCGTGGTCCACCACACCGCCAAGGGCAGCCCCGACACCGCACGCGGCAGCAGTGCCCTCAACGGTGCGCTGGACAGCGAGCTGCTGGTGCGGATGGCTACCTGGGACGTGAGCCAGATTGCCGACGACGACGGGCGGCTGCCCGGCAAGTGCATCGAGATCACCACCAGCAAGCAGAAGAACGCCGAGCAGCTGGAGAACCCCATCCCGCTGCTGATGATCAACCACCACCTGGAGGGTGACGTGTCAGCCCCGTTGATCACCGGCCCGAACGGCAACGTGGATCCGATGCAGGGCGAGGTCGTGCTGTCGCGCCCGCTGCCCGAGCCCATCGTGGAGACCGCGATCCGCATTCGCCGGTTCGTGGACAACCTGACACAGCAGGGTGCCACGCGCACCGAGATTGTCCTGGCCGTGCGGCCGGACCCCTACGCCATGAGCCGGGCCGACACGCCCGTCTACTGGAAGCAGCGCATTGCCGAAGCCGTCGACAAGGGCTTGCGGTACTCGCTGATCGAGACCCTGACCGGCACCCCTTCGGGGGCGCGCTACATCCCGAGCGTGAACACCGCCGATCAGGCCCGCAACCTGGCCGCTGCCGAAGTCAACGACCAGGACTAACCGCAACACAACCACGAAGGAGTACCCGCACCATGGCCGTTACGTTCAACCGCGCTGCCCTCATCAAGACCGCGAAGGCAGCCATCGCCAACCATCAGAAGTCCCAGGCCGACCACGCCAAGGCGGTGAAGGACTTCCGCGACAACCACCGGGGCGAGCGGTCACCCCAGACCATGGGCAAGCTGCGTGATTACCTCACGCAGCAGATCCGCAAGGGTGCCGCGCCCAGCGCCTACGACGCCCGCAAGGCTCTGGGCGTCAGCGACGTGGAGTATGTGTTCTATTCCGCGCCCAGCGACTACGACATCCGCAAGGCGGTTACCGCGCCCACGGGCTTGCTGAGTGCGGCGCAGTTGTCCGAGACGAACGCTCTGCTGGAGGTGCTGAACGCCGCCAGCGGCGACGTGGTGAGCGCCAACGAGCTGAAGCTGCTGGGCCTCACCAGGCTGGCCCACGTGTTCAAGGCTGCTGCCGGAGAGGTGGCTGACCAGTGAAGCGCCGCATCGCACTGGCCGTCGTCAGCCTGAGCGCCCTGCTGGTGGTGGCGTTTGGCGCGGCCACCGTGGAGGCCAAGGCTGACCCGCCGGGCTTCACCTGCCAGACCACCAGCGGCATCTGGCTGGGCAAGGGCACCCGGCGCGATCTGTGCGACAGTGCCCGCCATCCCGACGGCAGCTGGACGCGCCTGCGGGAGTTCTACACCCCGGCGCACACCATCAACGCCTACAGCAGCTGCTACGGAGGCGGGTACGGCTACAGCAGCTGCACGTTCTACCCGGCCCGCTATGTGCCGTTCAGCAGCAACGGGGTGGAGCGTTACGAGGTCAGTGACGCGCCCGGCGCGGTGAACACGCCGCTCTGGGACGAGCCCGGTTGGATCGCACCGTGATGGTCATTCGCGCTGGCATTAGCGCTTCCGTGGACGTACCGCCCAACTTCGCCAACACCGTGGAGGAGGCCGAGCAGCGCGTCACCGACGCCGTGCGCGAGGCCCTGGCCAAGCTGGGCAACGTCCGCACCGCCGTGGAGGTCACGATGGCACTCACCGACGTGGAGCAGTTGCGCGACGTGGACGTGTTCATGCCCGACTACGACGGCCGGTACGAATGATCCCCGACAATGCCCAGGTCACGCACCGGCTGAACCCCAGCTGGACCGGCAGGGTGCTGCGCACCGAGCACTACCCTGGCCAGCCCCGCAAGATGGCAACCGTCATCTGGAGCTGGGCCATGAGTGCCCGCCGTGCCGACCCGCGCGACCTGGTAGTTATCGGGTAGTTGACTTACCCGCAATAGTCGGGTTAGTTTAGGTACGTCGCGCGGCTCCAGGGCCTGCCACCTGGGGCCGGGCGACTACCACCAACACCACACTTCACCAGCACCACAACCACACGAAAGCCAACACATGACCACCACCGCAGCACCGGCCCCGCGCCAGCTTCGTGATTACCAGGTCGCCGCAGCCGATGCCGTAGAGGCAGACTGGGCCTCCGGCAAGAACCGTGTAGGTGTCGTTCTCCCCACCGGTTCCGGCAAGTCAAGCGTCATCGGAGAGATTGCCCGGCGCGCATACCGGCGCGGCCAGCGCGTGGTCGCCATGGCCCACCGGGGTGAACTTCTCGACCAGATGAAGCGCGACCTGCTGGCCGTGGACCCCACCATCCCCGCCTCCGACATCGGCATCGTGCGCGCCGAAGAGGACGACCACCACTGCCCCATCGTGTTCGCCATGCTCCAGACGCTGGCCACCGCCCGCCGCCGCGAGGCCCTGGGCAAGCGTGACGTGATCCTCTGGGACGAGGTACACCACGCCGGAGCCGAGGGTTTCCACACCACGTTCAGCGAGCTGGGCGGCTACGACGACGCGCTGATGTGCGGGCTCACCGCCACGATGTACCGCAACGAGCGCGGCGTGATCGGCCTGGGCGACGTTATCCAGAAGATCAGCTACGAGAAGGACATCCGCTGGGCCATCAAGAAGGGCTTCCTGGTGCAGCCCCGTGGCCTCACGGTGCGCATCAAGGGCCTGGATGCCCTCAACGACGTGCGCAGCGTGGCCGGTGACTTCCACCAGGGCGAGCTGGCCGAGGTGATGGAAGCCTGCACGCAGTACGTCGTGGACGCGATCAAGCTGCACGCCGCCGACCGCCGCCCGATCATCTTCGCGGCCAGTGTCGACGCCGCCCACCACATCGCAGACGCACTGACAGACGCCGACTATCCGGCCGTCGCGGTCACCGGCGCGATCAGCTACGCCGACCGGCTGCCCATCTACGAGAGTTTCCGCAGCGGTGCCGCCCGCGCGCTGGTCACGGTGCAGGTGCTCACCGAGGGCGCGGACTTCCCCATGTGCGACACCGTGGTGCTGGCGCGGCCGACCCGCAGCCGCAACCTCTACAGCCAGATGGTCGGTCGGGCGCTGCGGCTGTACCCGAACAAGGACGACGCCCTGGTGCTCGACCTGGCGGGCAGCACACGCGCCATGAAGCTGGTCAGCCTGACCGCGCTCGACACCGGGGCCGAGACCCGCGAGGTGGACGAGTTCGGCGAGGCCATCGAACTGGATGAGCTGGACGACCTGCTGCCCGGCGACGGCGGCGACACCGACATGAAGGTGGTTCGTCAGGGGCCGGTCGACATGGTGTCCATCGACCTGCTGGCGAACAGCGACCTGGTGTGGATGGAGACCACGGGTGGCATCCCGTTCCTGCCGCTCATGGAGGACAACCAGGTGGTGTTCATCATGCCGGAGGGCTACCGCGTGCCGCCCAAGGGCCAGGCCGACACGGTGCGCTGGGCCATCGGCCAGATGGGCACTCGCACCCGCCGGGGCGGTTGGGTAACCGCTAGCGGCAGGTACCCCATCCACACCGACGACCCCGACTTCACCGACCTGGCCACCGCCCTGGAGAACGCCGAGGTGTGGATTGTCGAGTCGGACCAGCAGCTGCCCGAGCGGAAAGCCAGCTGGCGGCGCAACCAGAAGCCCAGCGAAGCGCAGCTCAAGTTCGCCCGCACCCTGGGCATCGTGATTGACGAGGACATGACCAAGGCCCGCCTCAGCGACGAGATTTCGGTACGGGTCACCAGCCGGGCGCTCGACAAGTTTCTGGAGGCGTGATGGCCAGCATGGCGGTGCAGTACCCGGCACGCACGGACACCAACGGCACCACCTGGTACCGGGGCGAGACCGGGGACGGGTGGACCAGCGACCTAGCCCAGGCCCATCCCGACTACCGCGCAGTCGACGCGCCTGCCCCGCTGGCTGCCGCACAGACGCACGAACAGGCCCCGGCCGACACAACCACCCCATCAACCAAGGAGAAGCCCGCTATGGCCCGTACAGCCCCGACAGAGATTGACGCCGACGGCGAGGTGATCGTGCCGGAGCGCGTGACGCAGTGGATGCACTACCCGCTTCCGCCTGCCCCGCCGCGTGCCGAGAGCAAGTTCAACGGCTGGGGCTGGTACCAGCTGCCGAGCCCCAGCACTGGCAGGCCCACGGGCTACCCGCGCGCCACCACCATCGCCAAGACACTGGACGACACTTACGGGCTGAACAAGTGGGGCACCCGCGAGACCGTCAAGCGCATCGTGTCGCTGCTGCGCATGGACCCGGCCACCGTGGTGTACGACGACGGCATCCCCGAGAAGGTCACCGCCGCCGATCTGATCGGCCTGCTGGACGAGGCCATGAACCAGCCCAAGGTCACCCGCGTGGACGCCGTGCTGGAGACCATCGACAATTGCATGGGCGGGGCCGACGCCCGCGAGCTGGGCGAATGCGCCCACGCCTGGCTGGAGGCCCTGGACTGCGGGCTGGTGCTGCTGCACCAGGTGCCCGAGGTGGTCCGGCCACACGTGCACTATGCCCGCAAGGTGATGGCCCACCGGGGCATCGTGGCGCTGCCCGAGTACGTCGAGCGCACCGTGCTCAACGACCGGGGCGAGGAGCCGGTGGCGGGCAAGATCGACCGGATTTTCAAGCTGGTCACCACTGGGGAGCTGGTGCTGGGCGACGTGAAAACCAGCAAGTCCCTGGAGTACAGCTGGCTGCCGTTCGGGGTGCAGGTGGGCGGCGTGTACGGCTGGGCCACCAAGATTCTGGCCATTGACGGCAAGAGCTGGGAGCCCATGCCCGAGATTCGTACCGACTTCGCCATCCTGCTGCACGTGCCCAGCAACCAGCCCGAGAAGGCGGCTGCCATCACGATCGACCTCACCTGGGGTGCCGAGACCATGGTGGCCAGCCTGGACACCCGCCGACGCCGCAAGGAGGCCGAGAAGCTGGTACCGCAGCACGCCGTACCGATGCCCAGCAAGGAGGCGGTGCGCTACGCCACCGCACGCCTGGCGCTGAGCGAGATTGCCAGCCTGGAAGAGGGCCAGGCTGTCTATGAGACCTACCAGGATGTCTGGGACGACGCCCTGGGGGAGTTCGCCGAAACCATCGCCGAACTGTTTTAACCAACCATCACCACACCAACACCAAGGAGCAACCACAATGCCCAGCCCGTTTGACAAGAAGGGTGGCACCGCCACCGCCGCCAAGCCCGCCGCTGCCGCCAAGGCACCGCTTCCCGGCCCTGACGACGTGGCCAACGTCGGTGAGGAAACCAGCCTGGGCAAGGGCGACCCGTTCGCTGCCAGTGACCCCACCGGCATCAGCGGCTACAAGCCCGCGTTCTTCCTGGGCCAGCTCGTCCTCATGCACCCGACCGAGCACGGCAGCATGAGCACCAGCGTGTCCAAGCAGAACGAGGAGCAGGAGTTCATTCGCGCCGACATCATCCCGCTGACGCTGCCGCAGCCCGGCACGCCGAACGCCAACAACACCGTTGCCACCGATGAGGGCTACGCCTTCCTCAACCGCGACGGCGAGGTGGAGACCTGCGAGCCCTACGAGGTGGGCGAGCGGTTGGATGACGTGATGATCTTCAACAAGGCGCTGGTCCGCGAGGGTAAGCGGGCGCTCGACAAGGGCACCGCCTGGCTGCTGGGCCGGATCGTGAAGGGCAACAAGAAGCCCAACCAGTCCGCGCCGTACATCCTGGCTGCCGGGTCCGACGAGGACAAGGCGCTCTACCAGGAGTGGCGCAAGTCCATCAGCTGACACCCGGCTGAACGAAACGAAGCCCCGGCACCTTCCCCAGGTGTCGGGGCTTCGCCCGCTGGACCCACAACCACGAGAGCCGCTATGTGCAGGTTACAACAGGGGCCTGATCAGGTCGATTCCCACCTGGATGCCCGTGCGCCCGCCGAACTCCTGCTTGGGCAGGTGGTATTCGCCGTGCGTCTGGATGCCGGGCAGCGCCAGCAACAGCCCGATGAGCTGCGGCAGGCTCAGCAGCAAGCCCGTAGGCGTGAGCGCGGCGATCAACGGCTGGAGCAGCGCATCGTCGCCCTGCTGGGCCATGTTGACGAACGGCAGCAGCTGCCCGCCGCTCATGCCGGTGAGGCCCGCCAGGATCGGCACCGTGGCCGCGCTGCCCAGCTGCCCGCCGATGCCGCCCGCTCCGAAGATGCCGCCGCTGACCAGGCTCAGGATGGTGGGGATGACCAGCTTGGCCAGGTACAACACGAACGGCAGTTCGGTCTCGGCGTGGATAACGACCTCGTAGACCGCCGTGGCGATGGGGCTGACATTGCAGGCGTAGAAGTCCGGCGCGGTGGGCGTCTCGGTCACCACGTCGATGATGAGCGCCGCCAGCCAGCTCGGGGCCACGTACCCGCTGATTCCCTTGCCGCGCGGGCTGCGCCCGTACCGGGTGGCACCGCCCTGCCGGGCAGGGTTGCCGAACGCCAGGATGCCCTTGACGAAGCGGCGCAGCGCCACGAACACGCCGCCGTCACCGAACAGCCGCTCAGCCGCGCGGATGATGCCGTCGGCCGACTGGCTGTAGCCGGACAGGATGATCTTGAACCCGGTGGGCAGCTGGTCGATGTCCTCCATGCTGATGGCTTCGCCGGGGGTCAGCGTGATGTCGTACAACGTCAGGATGTCCTCGCGGATGCGCCGCTCCAGCTCCACGCCCTCCAGCGCGATGGTGTCCAGGTAGCTCTGGGCGCTGTCGCCGCCCATCAGGCCCAGATAGCCGCCCTTGGGATACCCGAGCGGCCAGTGCCGGACGCCCGCGTTGTTCTTAAGCCACTCCCCTACCTCGAAGCTGGGGCCGACCCACCAGTCCGCGCCGCTGCCGGGGCTGGACAGGAAATGACAGTCGGTGATGATGGTGGCCGGTGGCGGATTCGCGCCGCCGCCAGCGCGGGGCACAATCTCCATCTGGACCTTGGTGTTGTAGTCCAGGGTGCCCAGGGCGGTCATGCGCGGCGGCAGATACTTGCCCTGGTCAATCTCGACATTGCGCCGCCGCTGGAACTCGGCCAGCGCCGCGCCGAACTCGGCGGTGTACACCGGGGTGCCGTCGTTGGCGGGCTTGCCGTAGCTGTACTTGGCCAGCTTCTGCTTGGCCAGCACGATGTTCGGGTCGACATCGCCCACCGTGTTGGGCGGGTGCCAGGCCGGGGCCGGGGCGGTCATTCTGCGCCGCCGGTCGTGGCGGGCTTCTTCGCGGCTGTCTTGCGCGGTACGCGCTTCTTGGGCGCTGCCTTGGTGGTTGCCTCGGCGGCGACGGTTGCGTTCGCCTGGGCGGCAGCCAGGGCCGATACCGCAGCGACCAGCGCGTTCCACTGGGCCTTACGCCGGACCAGCCCCTGGCAGTACGCCTGGCCGAAGTCCCGCAACCACTGGTTGAACTTGACCTCGCTGTCCTTGTCGGCCGACCCCGCCCAGCTGGACTGCCGCACGCCGTTGGCGGCGATGTCCTCGACCACGCTGATGGCCAGCGGGGTGTCGTTCCAGTACGCCTCGGTCAGCACCAGGGTCCAGGCATTGCCGTCGATGTTCCAGTCGATGCCCAGAGGGCTGTCGATCAGCGTGCCGTCCTCGGCCATGAACGACCGGCTGGGCGACTTCTGCGTCACGGTCTCGCGGTGAATGTCCCTGAGCATGGTCAGGGCGTCGGGGTCGGACATCCAGTCTCCTCCGGTTGTGGGGCCAGCAGCTGCGCGCGCCGCGATCTGCTCGCGGAACCACGTCATGTTCAGGTTGCCGGGGTCCGGCTTGCCCTGCTTGTTGATGCCGAGCGGGTTATCGCGCCCGGCCCATTCCTTGTGAGCGATCTGGTGCGACGGCGGCAGCGTGTCGCCCAGGAACCAGCTGATCGCACCGCCGACCGCGATCATGGCGTTCATCTGCGCCTCGGGCCAGGGGATCGTGTAGTTGCCGTCGCGGTCCGGCCCGTAGCTGCACTCGATCCCAATGCTGACCTGGTTGATGCCGTCCTCTGGGATGCCGGGGTACACCCCGATGCCGCCGTGCCAGGCGATGCCGCTGCCGGTGAGCACCACGTGCCCATCGGGGTGGATCAGCATGTTTGCGGCCAGGCCCAGCGCCGGATGGTGCGCGATGCCGTTGTCCGTCTCGTTGATGCTGCCGGTGTGGTGCCACAGCACCCACGAAATGCGCCCGAAGTCGCCATGCCCGCGCTGGTCCCACCGGATGCCGTCGGCGTCGGTGTAGGTGGTCACGCTGACGCCAAACGCCCGCAGCAGCTGCGGCAGGAACAGCGGGTCGCCGCGCCAGGCCGGGTTCGGTATCAGCGCCGGAGCGCCGCTGCTGCCCGCGCCGGGGCTGGGCGGTGCCGGGATCGGGTTGCCCAGGTATCGGTCATAGGCGGCGTTCGCCAGGCCCCACCACTGGGCGTACGCCTGCGGCACGCCGCTGCCCTGTACGCGCTGGATGCTGTCGTTGGCGCGCTGGGCGGTGCTGGCGTCGTAGCCCTTGTCCCGCAGCCCGCTGCCCGGCCAGCCGAAGAACATGCGCGTGCTGTCCCACGGGTCCATCCTCTTGCGGGTGCCGTTGCAATCGCCGTAGTTGCCGCCCCAGCCCCAGGGCGCTTTCCCCGGCTGGTTCATCTGCTGCTGGAACGGGCCGGTGGACTGCCCGTCGTTGCCTTCGCTGTCGTGCGGGTAGGCGTCGGGGTCGTCGGCGTAGCAGGGGTCGGCCATGTTGCCGGGGATCCAGATTTGCCGCCCGTTGCCGTCGTTCAGATCGGCACCGGCCTCCTGGAAGGCGCACATGGCGGCGCACACCACCGCGCCGCGCTTGTCGGGCATGTCCAGCTCATCCGCGACCGCCACGAAAATGGCGATCCACTGGTCGACGGTCAGCAGGGCGCGGGCGGCAAATTTCGACCGGATGAAGCTCACCGGGCGATGGTAGCAATGCCGCTGTTGACTTACCCGACTAAGGCGGGTTAGTATGGTCGCATCAGCCAGGCGGGACAGCCCCGCCGCCGCGATCAAGGAGTAATCATGGGTTCACCGTTCGCCACCAGCACCGCCCCGGCCAGCCTCGTCGTTGCCGCCAGCGAGGGCCAACTGAATTTCATCCGCGATCTGCTCAGCACCCGCAAGTGGCAGCAGGCCCAGGGCGTGGACAAGTACATCAGCCGCGCCGCCGTGATCAACCTGCTGCTCGACGTGCTGACCGACCCGGTGAAGTCCGACGACTTCGGCTTGGTGAACATCGCCACCGCCGACGAGCTGGGCGAGCGCCTGAACCAGGCCCTGGCCCACTGCATTGCCGACGCCGCCCCCGAGCAGGCGTTCGCTTGGGCACCGTTCACCCGTAAGGGTGCCAGCGCGTTCATCGACTGGCTCAAGAGCCTGCCCACCGAGGCCAACGTCCGCATTGACGACCGTCGCCATGAGGACAGCACCGTGGAGGTGCCCGCCGGGCGCTACGCCATCGACACGCAGGTTCACGCGGTCAACGGCACCGCGTTCTACAAGGTCGACCGCCCCGAGTCCGGCCGCTGGGCCGGATACGTGTTCGTCAAGCAGATCATCGGCAGCGACGAGCAGAAGCTGAGCATGAAGCAGGGCCGGGCGATCCTGGCCCGCATCGCCGCCGTCGGTGCCGAAGCCGCCAGCGCCCGCTACGGCCACGAAATCGGCGAGTGCGGTATCTGCGGTCGCCAGCTCACCAACGACGAAAGCCGCGCCCGTGGCATCGGCCCCGTCTGCGCCGCGAAAGCAGGCTGGTGAACACCAGCCACCTACCCGGCCCCGGCACCGCCCCTCGGTGCCGGGGCTGGCACCACGAAAGGACAAGCACATGACCGTCACCGAGCTGCCCGCAGCCCCGCAGCCTACGGAGCACACCTACGGGCTGGGCGAGCTGATCAGGAATTACCGGCTCTACATCGGGCTGGACCAGCGCAGCATGGCGCTCAAGCTGGGCAAGCCCCGGCGTGATTACCAGCGTATCGAGAGCGGCGCGGACAAGTGCCCGCCGGGGATGCTCACCGAGGTGGAGCAGCTGGTGGACGCATTCGATGATCACGTGGCCCGCGTGATCGACGCTGCCGAAGCCGATCCAGACCGCGAGGTCAACATTGCTGTGGAGGCGGGCGGTCAGTGGGAATGGGAGCGTCTGGTGGCCGGACGCGCCGCCGTCATCGTTGCCGGTGACCCCAAGCTGCCTCGAATTACCCTTACGATGTCGGGGAACTCCACAGCCCGTGAAAGGAGCGTGCGGTGACCACCACTGAACGCAAGGTGCCGGTGTACCTCAGCCGCCAGGACGTGGCCAAGCGCCTCGGCATGAAGTCCGTCCGCAGCTTGTCGGGGATCGACCTGCCGCCGCATGATGTGGTGGTGGGCCGTCACAAGGGCTGGCTGCCGGAGACTATCGACGCTTGGCACGCCGAGCGCCCCGGCCGTGGCTGGTGGGGCGGTCGGTAATGACACGCCACGCGCGCCGGTACAGCCGACCCGTTACTGTCGCCCTCATGGGTGGAACAGGTGTGCTCCTACTGGCCGCGTCGTTCTTCGCTGCGAACCCGCACCCCGGCATCAGCGCCGCCGCAGGCGCGGCGCTGGTCGGGGGCTGGTCGTGGCTGCGCTACCGCGACAATCGAGAACTAGCCAGCGTCAAGGTAATTCAGCGCCGGGCCGAACCGGCGCGATCCAAGGAACTCCTTGGCACCTTCCATGAACATGCCCACCGAGCGGTTTGACGCGCCCGTCGCCGCCGTGCCGCCGGTATCCGGCCATTCACCCACGTCAGTGCCGTTCAGCAGCAGCGTGTGAGTGTTGCCGGACTGGTCCAGCCGCAGCACATCGCCCTCGGTGAACCGCGCCAGGTTGGGCGCAACCAACGTGTTGGTGCCGCCCACGCGGCGCACGATTGACACCGCACTGTCGGTGAAGTCCATACCCACGCCGCGCTCCCGGCTGCCATCGTTGGCGTAGCGCCGGAACACCTGCGTGCTGAAACCGGGGCTGCCCACGTTGGCGATCTGCGTCTCCACCCATCCGTCGTCGGTGGCCAGCACGGTCGGGTGCCGGACCCAGCTGACCTGCCGGTCCAGCGACATGAGCCCATCCGGTACCAACATGCGCGCCGCCTGCTCGACCACGCCGATGACGTAGCAGATGTTCTCCCCGATGCCCCCGCCGATGTTGGTGTACTTGCCGCAGGTGATCGTCCCGACCACGTTGCCCAGCTCGTCAATGACGTAGTTCAGCGGGTCCAGCAGGTGCCCGGCACTGTCGGGCAGCAGGCCGATCTGCTTGGCGATATTGCCAATGACCGGCAGGCTGCCGATGATGCTTTCGATGTCGATGTCCCCGGCCAGCCAGTCGGCCAGGATGCCGCCGATGATCGGAATGCCGTTCACCAGGCCGATGAGCCCGTCCGGCGGTGCGCTGCCGCCCCAGGCCCCGCAGTAGGCGTCGACCAGGCTGGTGCCCGCGTTCGCCACCAGCTTGCCGGTCTCGTTCACGCCGTCCTGGATGTAGGCCACGGTCGATCCGACCACGTTGCCCAGCCCGTCCACGATCATGCCGTAGCCGTCGCTGATGAGTTCGCCCAGGTCGTCGGCGGCACACAGCTCGTTGATCCATCCCTGGAGCCAGCCGTCCCAGTCGAAACCGTCGTGGATCAGGGTGTCCGACCAGACCAGGCTGGTGCCGTCGTAGATTTTTCGGTACCGCTGTGTGCCGACGTAGCACTTGGTGAACGCCGGATGGTTGGCTGCGCCCTGGTAGACCGGCATCAGCTGACGAAGTACCGCGTGTTCGGGTCCACGGTGCCCGCCGTGACGAGCGCCTGGTACTGGGCGGCGGTCAGCTCGACCTCGCGGCGTGGCACCGGATTACCGGCGGCGTCGTAGGCGGTGACAACGCCAGTCCCTGTTTTTTCGGCTGTCACAGCCCCGCCAGCGAGCGCAGCGGTGCCCACCGAGCCCCCGGCAAGGTTTACCGCTTCTACGCCGCCAGTGGCGATCTGGGGGCTACCTACGGCACCCGGCGCGATCTTGGTCGTGGTGACCGACTCGTCGGCCAGGTGGAGGGTGTCTACCTCGCCGGGCTCCAGGTTGCCCGGCGCAACCGCCGCCACCTCGGCGGCGACGGCGGGGTCCAGCTTGGAACCGGCGGGTGCAGCTGTGTCGAACAGCACCGCCGTAGTTGCCATGGGTGCAGGATAGCTGGCCTACCGTGTTCCGCTCGACAAGAAGGCGTCGAAACTGGCCTCCATCTCCTCCTCGCTGAACCCCGGCGGCGGCGGCAGGTACCCGTCTCCGTTGATCACCATGGCGGTGAGGTCGGGCTTGTAGAGCTTGTCGTAGTAGCGGGTCATTTCCGTCTTGGCCTCGACCTGCGTCTTTGCTCCGGCCACCGCGCTCTCCAGGCCCAGCTGCTCCATGGCATCGAGCACCACGTGCATGTTCGGCCAGGCCATCATGTCGGCGTGCCCGTTCTCCAGGGCCTTGGTCCGCAGCGCCCGCCAGTTGTGCGCGGCCATCAACGCAAGGTTGATGACCGCCGTGTAGGGCGCGCACTGCCCGCCGTGGCAATTGCGCGGCTCACGCGCAGCATGGTGTCCGGCGGCATGTCCTGGTCGGGATCCATCATGCGGGCCAGCAGCTGCTCGAACTCCCCGTCGGCCAGATGGTTCTGCACGAAGATGTCCAGGTGGTCGATACGGCTCTCGGGGCTGATCTTGCTGCGCGCCGCACCGGCCAGCGCCGGGATCGCATTGGGCAGCGGTCGCCGCGCGTGCAGCGTGCCCACGCCATCCACTTCCAGCTGGTGATACGGCCAGTCCGGCGGCGTCGGGTGCGCATCGCCGTCGGCCTCGCAATCGTCGTAGCCAGGCGGTGGTTCGTACATAGGCTGTCTCCCGAGACCGGAGGGGTTGTCAGCCTGAGATTACCGGCACCGCGAACAGATCAAGACGGGTCGCGCCCGTGGTGTAGCTGCTTTCGCTGCCGGTGTCGCCGCCGTCGATGGTGGTGTTCTCCCAGAACTCACTGACGAAGCGCAGCTCCAGCGCGGCGGTGATGGTCTCACCCGGTGCCAGCCGCAGCCAGCCGGTGCGCTCGGGTGCCAGCGGAATCGTGCAGCTGTTCATCCGCTGCTCCGCGATGCCGAACGTGGTGCCCAGGCTCAGCGTCCCACCGCGCCCTAGGTCCGCGCCGACGCCGAACATGCTGCTGATGGCCAGCGGGCCGGGGTCGCTGGCGTGCTTGGCGTATCCGCTGCGCAGCACCAGCCCGCCCCGGCTGCGCGGCTGGAGGCTCACCCGTGCGCCGCCGCGCGTGATGAGCCCATATACGTCCTGCGGTACGGGCGTGTTATTGGTCCAGCTGCGCTGGAGACTGTGCAGCAGGTCGTTCTTATTGCCGCCCGCGCTGGCCGATTCCAGCAGCCCCGCCAGGAACGAGGTCTTGCCGAACATGGTCGGGATGAAGCTGAACAGGCTGCCGAACAGGCTGCCCAGCGTGCCGAACACGTCGACCGTGCCCAGGCCCCCGCTGGTAAGCGTGACGCCGTAGTTGCCCGTCTTGCTGGGGGCCTCCACGCCGCCGACATGCCGCCATTGCATCCACGGCTGGGGGCTGATCACGCCGTCCAGCTCTTGCAGGTGCGTCTCGTCTACGCAGTCGCTCACAGTGCCCCCACCGGGCTGCCGATGGCCACCAGCCGGGTCCACCGCGCATACGCCTCCCAGCGCGGCTCGAACTCGCTGGGCTGCGTCCAGACGCCCGGTGTCTGCACAGCGGCCAGGTATCGGAAGTGGAACGACTGCTTGGCTGGTACCTCGCCCAGGTCGACGTAGGTCTGGCTGTCGTCGCCGTCGAGAAAGAACCGGCCGAACTGGAGCAGATCCTTGGCCACGCTGGCGCGGTCCACCTGCAAGCGCCCACCGAACGTGTCCTGGATGACGCTGGGGTAGTCGGCGCTGGGGCTCTTGCCCACCTGGTGGCTCCAGGCGTCGTGAATGACCACGGTGGCCGGGTTCTGCGCCACGATGCTGCGCGGTGCCCGGTGAACCATCACTGCCACGTGCACCGGGTCGCGGCTGTTGTTGAACCAGGTCAGGTCGCCGTCGATCATGGTTACCGGGTCGGGGGCCAGCTTGATTTCGCCGTCCTTGGTGGATTCCAGAAACTGCTCGGCAATCACATTGGGCAGCCAGGTGCGCGCCACGCCGACGCCGCGCACGTCGCTCAGCATGTACTCGCCCGTGCAGATTTTCAGGCTGGTGCTCATCCGGTCACGACCTTGCCTTGCTGCGGAAATGCCATCAGCTGGATGCGTGCGAACCCGGCCTCGGCCTCATGGGCGGGCGCGTTCTTGTTTGCGTTGTCCGAGAAGGGCGGTGGCGTCCACACGTAGCTGCGATACCACACGCGCAGCGTCTCGCCGGGGGCCAGTGGTCCCAGCCATTCCTCGCTGGTGTTGGTGCCCCACCAGGCCCAGAACTTGCCCGGCACCGGCTCGGCCACGGTATTGCTGCCCAGGTCGCCCGCGCTGCCGCACTGGCTGTTGAAGATGCCGCTGACCACCGGCTCGGCCGGGATTACGTCGGCGCTGCCCTTGGGCGTGATGGCACTGGACCACCGGTCGCGGAACTGCACCGCGTTCGGATTGCTGGTGATCCACCGCTTCCAGCGCCGGGTGACCATCACGCGCACCATGTGGTCGACCGGGGTCAGGTTGGTCCACATGACGCCGGGCTTGTCGATCAGCAAGCGGCCGGGCAGTGTGCTGGTTTCGAGCAGCTTGGTGGTGTCGGCCCCGCTATGGGCGATTTCGTCAGCCACCAGGCGCGGCACCGACCACGGCGCGAGCCGCAGCTTGCCGTCAGCACCGACGACCAGGTGCTCCGATACGCAGACGCTGGGCGTGGTCACGCGCTCAGCTTACGGGTGCCCACACCCGAGGCGGGGATGTCTCCAGACGGAAGTTGCGTGCGTAGGGGCTGCTGGCATTGGCGCGCACCATGGCCGGGAGCGTGGTGCGGGCCTCGGCCTCGTCGGCGAACTCCAGCCGCGTCACCGACCACCACTGCTCGTCGGCCAGCACGGTCTGTGTCTGGTGGTACGCCTCGTCCAGGGCCACCTCGTAGGCGGCGTAATCGTCACTGTACTGCTGCGCCGCTGCCTCGTCGGCATCGTCGCCAGGCGGCGTCGGCGGGATGGGCTGGGCAGGCAGCAGCTCCACGGGCGGGGCAGCGACCTCCCAGGCCACCGACCAGGTGAGTTCGGGCATGGGTGTCTCCTATGCGGCGATGGGCGTAATGCCGATGATGTCGCTGGCCAGCCGGATGATGTCACCGCTGACACCGCCCTTGCTGACGGTCGCCTGGCCGGTGATCAGACAGTTACCGGCCGTCGGGTGATCCCAGATCGACCCGTGGGTGATGGTCTCGGTGGCGTTCAGCGTGTGCTCGGGGAAGTTCGTCAGGGCAATCTGCCCGGCGGTGCTGGCCCCGGCCACGCCGAAGCTCATCGCGTAGCGCGTGGCGTTCGCCGACCCGTTGGCGGTGCCGTTCGCGCCGGGGTCGCCCAGGTGCGGCCGGAAGTAGACCACCGCAGGCGGGGTATAGACCACATTGCGGAACACGTGGTCCAGCAACTTGTTCGCCAAGTAGGCGGTCATTCCCACAGCCACGGTCGTGATCCTACTGGTAGGCCCTGTAACGAGCCGCCCCCGCAGCGCCGACACCGCCAGCCCCGCCGAAGTTTGACCCGCCCGCACCGCCGCCACCAGGCGGGTTACCGGCCCCGCCGTTGGTGCTCTGCGTGCCGCCGCCCGTGTACGGAATGCCGTTGTACGTGATGTTCCCCGGTGACCGGCCCACGTTGTCGCTGGTGCCCGTGGCGTTCGCAATGCCCCCGGCACCGCCCGCTCCGCTGAGCCCGCCCCAGCCGGTCGCGGCCGACGTGGTGGCGCTACCGGCCTGACCGGCGGTGCCCGTGAAGCCGCCGCTACCGCGAGCGCCGCCCGTGCCCACCTGGCCGGTGAACTGTGTGACGGTCCACGCTAGCGTCAGTCCGCGCTGGAGGGTGGCGGTGGCCCAGACGCCCGCCTCGCCGGGATAACCCTTGAGCGTGTAGAACGTGCCCGAGCTGGCCCCGCCGCCCCCGGCCCCGAGCAGCACCGCGTCCACGAAGTCGCAGTTTCGCGGGAACACGTAGGTGTAGGCCCCGGCGGCGGTGTAGTTGGCCGGTGCGGGCAGCCCCGTGGTCGGAAAGCCCATGGCCATCTGGTTGGTCACGCCCAGGCTGTGGGCCAGCGCCAGCGTGCGAATCTTGGCCAGGTCCAGCGACTGGCCCACTGCCACGTTCTGCGTCACCGCGAGCGTGCGGTACTTCTGGAGCGTCAGCACTTGGCTGCTGGCCAGGGCGTGCTCCAGCTGCATGTCCAGCACGCGGGCCAAGGTCAGCGTGTGGCCGACCGCCACCGGCATCGGCACCGCGATGTCCTTCACGCGGGCCAGGCTCAGGGCGTGCTGCACGCTCAGGCCCAGCGACATATCCAGCATGTACAGGCCCTGGAACGTCAGCGTGTTGGCCACGCTGACGCCGTGGTTGATGTTCAGCCGCAGCAGCGCCTGGAGCGCCAGCTGCTGCGTGGCGTGAACGCTATGGACGATGCCCAGGGCCTTGAACGCGCCCAGCTCCATGGTGTTGACCGCTGCCACCGTGTGCGCCATATCGACGGTGAGCACCGCCCACCACGCGATGTCGGGCTCCGGCGGCTGCGGCGTGGCTTCGCTGTCGAACCAGCCCGGCGCGGGCAGTGGTGGCACCGACGGGGCTTGGAACCAGCCCGTCACGGTTAGATCACCTGCCGCAGTCGCACGTACACCCGGCCCTCGCCGCCGACGCCGCCTGCCTGGCCAATGAAGAAGATCGAGCCGCCGCCCTGACCACCGCCGCCGGGCGTGCCACCGGCCTGCCCTGCCGACGTAGTGCTGCCTGTAGAGCCGCCTGCGCCGCCGCCGTACGTCTTGCCGCCAATGGTGACGCCCGTGGCCGCTGTGCCCACCTGGGCGCTGTTGGTGCCCGTTGCGCCGTTGCCGGTGAGACCTGTCTGCGTGCAGGTGGTGTTCCCGCCGTTGCCGCCATTGGATGCGCCGCCGCTGCCCACGTTGCCGCTCAGGGTGCCGCCCAGGGCGATGTCGGTACCGATGATGAGCGTCTGGGACACGCCGACGCTGCCCAGGCCACCGTTTCCGGCGCTGGTGCTGCCACCGTTGTTGCCGCCCTTGCCGCCGCCGAACTCGATAAGGTCGACTGCCCAGCCGGTCTGCGCCCAGGCGGGCATCGTCCAGCTCCATGCGCCCGGCGCGAACTCCCACGTCTTGTCCTTGGGCACAATCTCGTTCGTCCAGATGACCTCGGCGCGCGCCGCGCCGCCGGATCCGCCAGTGCCGCCCGTGTTCTGTGTGCCCGCACCGCCGGGACCACCTGCGGTATACCCACCGCCGCCACCGCCACCGCCGCCGCTGGCGTAGTGGTGTGCATTGCCGGAGCCGTAGGCGATGCCGCCCGTGCCGCCGTTGGTGCCGCCATTCGAGCCGATGCCGCGTGTGCCCGGCGGGGTGGTGTTCGGCGCGTTGTCACCGGTCCAGCTGGCACTACCGCCGTTCGCGCCGCCCGCACCGCCGCCGTCGGAGTCCTGACCTCGATTGCCACCATTGGATGCTCGTGGCGAGTAGTAGTCAGCCGTCAGCCCATTGGCCACGGCGGTGCCGCCGTTCACGCCGTTGGCGCTGTTGGCGATCAGGTCGACGCCGCCCGTGATGAAGCGGTTGGGCGCGCCCGCAGCTGGCCCGTAGAACAGCGACCAGTCCGAGCCCATGTCCTCCACGTAGATGAAGATTTTGTGCACGTGCCCGCCGCCACCGCCGCCCGAGCCGCCAGGCGCGTCACCATTGGACGGGGTACCGTCCTCATGCCCACCATTGCCGCCAGGGGTGCCCCGGCCCCACAGATGAACCCATGCGCCCGTCGCCCCGGCTGGGATGGCTGCGCCGGTCACGTTGGTGTTGACCAGCGTGTACGGGAACGTGATGTCCGGCCACACCTTGTCGCTGCCGATATACACGCTGTCGTAGTCCTGGCCCAGCTGGTTCAGCAGGGTGTCGATGGTCTCGTCACCGATAAAGACCGGCATCAGTTCTTCACCACGTAGATGGTGTTCGCGTTCTTGGTGGGAATGGCTGCGTACTGCGCGGCGGTGCCCTTCCAGAGATTCAGGTTGGTCAGGCCAGCGGCGGTGTAACCGGCCACCACGCCGGACCCGGCGCTGCTGCCGCCGTCAAGCATCGACCACGTGCTGATCGTGCCCGTGAGATAGCTGCTGCCCTTCTCCACGCCCAGGCCACAGTTCCGGTAATCCGGCCCCAGCACCGTGACCGGCGGGCCACCCGAGCCGTCGGTGTAGACCAGCTTTTTGGTGCCGTTGATGGACACATGGAAGTACCTGGGGTCGGCCACCGTGCCGCCCTTGAAGCTCACCGAGCAGCCCGCCGTCAGGATGTCCGATTCACTAATGGTGGGGCCGAACTGCGTAAACGTGCCGCCTGCCAGGTTGTAGAGCCTGATTTCGTCCCAGGCCAGGCGCGCCGCCACCAGGGCAGTGCTACCCGCGTTCGACCGGCCGATCAGCCAGATGTAGTTCGTGCTGTCGGCACCGAACCAGCCATGCGTCGGCACCTGCGGCAGCACCACCGACACCTCGAAGAGGTCGGTCTGGAGTGGGCCACCGTTGAACAGGTACAGCTCGCGGCCAGCGCTGGCGCTGTCCCACCGCAGCTCACCAGCGCTGGTGATCAGCGCACCGGAGCCGGTGTCGGAGAACTTGGTGAACATGCTGGGCGGCGTGGCCGCGTCCACGTACTCCCCGAAGTTGATCACCTCGGACGACGCTGCCGGGTCCAGCCCGGCCACGGTCGCCTGGAGGTTGACCACCGCCGCGTTCGCTCCGGCGGCGCTGTTCCGCAGGCCCGCCAGCTGGTTGATCATGTCCACGAAGGTGCCGGGTGCGCTCAGCACGCCGCTCGCGCCTTCCACCACCGCGTTCAGCGCCTGCTGGATGGCGTCGTCAATGTTGCTCGCGCCCTCCACGGCGCTCTGCACCAGCGTGGCCGGAATGCTGGTCAACGCGGCGATCACGTTGGCGTCGGTGGCCCCGCCGGGCGGCACCGCGCCGGTCAGCGCCTGCACGATGGCATCCCGCACGGTCTGCCCGCCGTTGGCTACGGCGTCGGCCAGGTCGTCTACCAGGCCGATGATCTTGTCCTGGCCGATGGCCGGGATGTTAGCTAGGTTGCCCAGCTTGCTCGCGTCGAACACGCCGGTCAGCGGGTTGAGTGCCTGGAGCCGGGTAATCACGTCGGTGAGCTGGCCCTGGCCGGTGCCGATAACGAACCCGCCGAACGCATCCAGCAGGTCCATGAAGTCGTCAATGCGGGCCTGAATGCCGTTCCACAGTCCCGACAGCGCGTCGACCAGCCCGTTGATGTAACTCTGCGGCAGGGTGCCTGTCTTGCGCAGCGCGGCGTCGTCGTACTTCACCGTGCCGCCGGTTGCCCCGGTGGTCACGGTCAGCTCCACGACGACGTACTTGGCGTTCGTGGGCGGGCTCCAGCCGGTCACGCTGAGCTTGGTGCCCCAGCCATTGGTCCCGCCGCTGCTGCCCGCAGCCCCGGCGCTGGCCACCACCGCAGGCGCGCCGCCGATCAGTACGTCGTTCTCGTCGTAGCTGGCGATGGCCAACTGGATAGGTGTGGCAGCGCTGACCACCAGGTCGACCCACTTGGCATAGACCTCGGCGTCCAGTTCGTCGTCGGCCTCCACCTCCACCGCGTTGCTGCGGATGGTGTGCGTAAGTCCGTCGGCCATGGTGTAAGCGCAGCCTGGCCGGTCTCGCCCGTCGGCCTCGTCGTAGTCCCAGTCTGGGAAGCCCGACAGCGTGGCCTCGTCATCGAAACTGCCGTCGAGCAGCAAGTTCGGGTTCACCGGCCGGATGTGCGACAGCGGGATCAGCGGCAGGCGGTTGCTGGTGATGGGACTGCCCAGCTCCACCTTGAAGAAATTGGCCAGCGCCGCCAGTGCATTCACCGGGTTGAGCAGGCCGGTGAGCGCGGTGTACAGGTCCGACCACATCGACTCCAGCGAGCCGCCCGTGTCGATCTGGCTCAGCGCGTCTACCAGCTCTTTGTCCGTGACGTAGCCGGACAGATTCAGGCTGGCGGGGTCCAGGGTCTCGGTCGCTCCCTGGTCGTCAATGAGTACGGTCTGCCCCGGCCGGGTCGCCCGCAGGTTGCCGGTGGCCGGGTCGTTGGACAGCACCCACGGGCCGACGCGCACGGTACTCGCGGTTTCAAGCTTGCGCAGCCGGTCATGGAAGCTGCGTGCCAGCTCGGCGTCGTTTTGCGGGGTGCGCCCCGGTGCCAGCAGCGCGGTCATCGGCCCGCCGCCCCGGCGCTCAGGCTCAGCGAAGGCCCGGCCTTGTCGCTGGTCAGCTCCAGCTTCTCCTCCACGGTCTCCATGGTGACCGATACGGTAGCCGCTCCGGCCCGCCGGTTGACCTCACAGCCGGTAAGCAACATCAGCTGTCGCACGCCGCGCGCCTCGATCACGAACCTGGCGCTCGGCATCAGCTGGTCGATGGTGACCGGCGCGTTCGGATGCAGCACGGTGCCGCTGGGCAGTTCCAGCATGGTGCGCAGGCTGCCGGTGGTGCGCACGTACTTCTGCGCCGCCCGCGTCACGTTGCTGACGCCGGACATGGTGTCCAGGTTGACGATGGATTGCAGGTTCTGGCCGTAGAAGTCGACGCGCTCGCGGGCCAGGTTGTCCTGGCCGCGCACCAGCACGTCGTTCACGGTGGCGGTGCCGTCGCGCACGAAGTCGATGCCGTCGCCCAGAAAGTGCTCCTCGCCCAGGGTGGCCACCGGCTCCAGTGGCAGCGGGCCAAGGATGGGCGTGCCTGCCACCACTGTCCAGCGCAGCCCGTAGTCCACCAGCTGGCCCATGGTCTGGTCCAGCATCTGCTCGTCGGTGATGACTTGGAAGTCGTACCGGTCGCCCTCGGGGTCCGGCCGTACCAGCGCCCGCGTGCCCAGGCCCTGGGCCTCGATCATGCGCGCCCACAGCTCACCTGCCACCGTGGACGGATCGGCGGCGTCCCATCGCTTTGTCATCGGGTTGCGAGTGCGGCTCAGATAGGCGCTGTGGTCGGTGGCCTGGAGCATGAGCCCGGCACGGTTGTCCCGAATCTTCTTGATGGGGCCAGTCCACAGCACCGCCTCCGCGCCCTGCCGGGTGCCGTCCCACACGGTGAGCCAGTGGTGCCAATACACGATGTCGGGAAAGCGGTCGGCTCCTGGCAGCGGCGGCACGGTTAGGTTGCACTGGCTGCCGTCGCGCGTGGCCCGGCCGAACGTGAGGTCGGTGTAGTCGTCGGGAAGGAACTGATACAGCGTCGAGCCGCCCGCAGTGTGGAGGCTGACCAGCAGATCGTCGGTTACGACCGGCACATCACACCTCCCGGTCGGCCAGGCTCATGCTCACGTCGAAGGTGGCAGCGCCGTCGCTGATGACCACCAGCTCCCAGCTACGGTCGCGGTCGATGACGGCCGGACGCCAGGGCACACCGCTCATCGTGCTGACCATGTTGAACGGGCGGCGCTTACGCCCGGCCCAGTTCAGCCAGAACCTGCCGCTGATGCCGTCCAGCACGACCTCGCCCTGGCTGGGCACCCCGGTCAGCTGGATGGGCCACAGCTGGTCGCCGCACTGTTCGCGGGTATTGGCCTCGCGGTAGAACGCCTGGAGCGTCAGCGGCTCCTCGCTGTTGTTGCGCACGCGCAGCGTCACGGCGGTCTGGTGGCAGCGCCGGGGGCTGTCGAATACCGGCAGCTCGAACACGCGGGTCTGCACCGCGCAGACGGGCATACACCCGCCGCACGTGGGCGGCGGCGTGCTCACGACCTCGATAGGCTCTACGTCGCAGCCCTTGGCGAAGAACACCGGCATGTCAGCGCAGCTGGCCGGGGTCTTGCAGTCGGCTCCGTGGACCCAGCTGATGGGATCCAACACGGTTTCGTCCCAGTCCACCGCCACGTCGACCGGCGGGCTGTAGGCGTACGGCCGGGTGACGGTCATTGTCCATTGCACGCGATACACAGTGGCCTGGCTATTCGAGCCCCGCGACAGGTTCTGTGCGTCCTGCACCTGGGGCTCCTGGCTGAGCACCACGCCATGCACCTCGCGGATGAGCGTCACGGGGTCGGCGGTGCTGCCGCCGGGGTGCGCGGCCAGGTACCGCAGCGTACTGCCGTCGTCGGCGTCGGTGGCCCGCAGCAAACAGGTCAGCCATTGCAGCCCATATGTCAGGCCCGCGTTGGTGCAGGCGATCAGCAGCACGTCGAACGTCACTTGGCGGCTGGGATTGCGCACCGGGCCGGGCGCGCCACCGGCACCGGCCACCTCGGTCACGTCGCGCTGCGTCGGTGTGGTGTCCAGGCCCTTCACGTCCATCACCCATACGCCGCCGAACTCGGCGCTCTCGGGCACGCGCGTGGTGTACCACGGTGCCAGCTCCGGCCGGTACAGGCTGTCGTCCAGAAGGTCGCTCAGGCCGGGCCAGCTGTCGTCATAGCCAATGGCGTCACGGCAGCCGAAGCACAGCGTGTCCGGCGTCCAGCAGTCGCCCACCAGGCCCAGCCCTGGCCCGTACAGCCGCGTGCCATCGGGCACGGTGCCCAGCAGCCGCCCTGGCCCGATGGGCACTGTGCTGGCGGGCAGCTCGGCCAGCAGCGGGCTACCGGCCACGGGCGTCAGCGAGCAATCGCCGGGGTCGCCCAGCAGGCCCAGGTCCATGGTGGGAATGTTGGCTCCGATGTGGGCCACCACGCGGCTGCTGTTGGCAAACTCCACCCCGTCCAGAGCGAAGTAGCCACGGAACGCCACGTGTCCTCCTACGGCATCAGCTTGAGCAGGCGCTGCTCAATCACGTCGGCAGTGCTCTCGCCGCCACCGATCACAGTAATGGGCGCGTGGACGGTTCGGCTGCCGCCACCGCCGAAGCCGCCGCGCTCCAGCGCCGCGACAAACCGGCTGAACAGGCTTGTCTCGGTGGGGCTCAGCACCAGCTCGGGCTCGGCGGTGGCCTTGGGCAGGTAGCCCTCACCGATGGCCAGCCCGCCCTGGTCGAACGACTGGCCGGGGATCAGCGTGCTGGCCCCGCCGAACAGCCCGCCGAAGATCGCGGTAATGCTGCCCAACAGGCCACCGATCAGCGTGCCCAGGAACCCGCCCGCCGGGTCGAAGATGCTGGCCAGCGCGCCGCCGCCGAACACCCCAGCCACCAGGTCGGGGAACGACGATTGCAGCTGATCGCCCACCATGTCGATCAGCGTTTCGCTGATGGCCAGCGCGAAGTCCGTTCCAACCTCGGCGGCGATGTCGACACCGGCCTGGCCCGCACTGGAAATAAGCGAGCTGACAATTCCACCGGCACCCGGTGCCTGCGTATTCACCGCCGCACCGGCAGCGCTGGCACCGGCCTGGATAGCCGCGTTCGCCACCGCCTTGGTAATCGGCACAATCACCTTCTCGATGATGTACTTGATAAGCGCCTGGATAACGATTTTGAGGATGCGAATGCGCTCCTCAGCTGCGGTTTCCTCGCTCGACTGCGTGCGCTCGATAAGCCCGCTGGTGTCGTTCAGCAACCGGCCCTGAGCGTCGAACGCCTTAAATGCGTCACCACGGAATTGCCGGAAGTCACTCGACATTTCGTTCATCGTGTCGCGCACTTCAATTTCCACGCCGATGACCTGGAGCAATACCCGCACCAGCAGGTTCACAATGGCCCCGACAATGGGCACCTCGGACACACCGAAGAAGTCCGCGCCCACGGTGTCATTACCGATGACGCCGCCGCCCGTGGCGTAATGCCGGAAGCCCTTGCGCCGGGCAGCCTCCACGCCGTGGGTGCCGCCCATGCGGGCCACGTCCATCGTGTTCAGCACGAACTCGCCGGGCATCAGCAGCGCGGGCACGCTGTCCTTACCGGCCACGCCGCCGGACACCGGGCCACCGCCCGCCATGCCGATGACGCCCGTGGCTGCGCCAGCCAGGTTGCCGCCGACATTGCCGCTGCCGGTGTTGTCGATGGGCAGGCTGGACACCGCACTGCTCACCGCGTCGGCAATGGGCGGCGCGGCTGCGTTGCCCATTGCGGTGCCGATGGCGTTCGACACGCTGTCCTTCAGGCCCTCCAGCGCGTTCTGTACACCGGCCTTCACCACGGGCTCCAGGGCCTCGTCGTTGAGCTTCTGGCTAACCTGCTCGATCACGTCGACCATCTGTTCGCGCATGGCCTGGAGCTGCGCGTTCAGGCTGGTCAGTGTGCGATCGAACAGGGCCGACGTGTCAGAGAACAGCCGCCCACTTGCGTCGTACGCCTGGTCGTTCTTCTCTACGTCGGTGCCCGCGCCACCTTGGCGCGTGAAGTCCTCCACGTTCAGGCCGAACGCCTTGGCCAGCGCCAGCGGGTTGCCTTCCTTGACCAGCTGGTTCAGCTGCGCATAGCTCGCGCCCTTGGTGGCCCAGCCCTCCTGTCCGATGCCGGACACCGCGCCCATCACGTCACCGAGCACGTTCTGCGCAGCTTCGCCGCCGCCCTGCGTCAAGCCGCCGAGCAGCTGGTTCACGCCCGGCGGCATCTGGCCACCGCCTGGCCAGTTGGTCACGAACACCGGGGTGCCCCCGCCAGCGGCAGCAGCGCCGCCCGGCAGTGCGCCGGACATGCCCGCGCCCAGCGGCACGCCGTTGACCGGTAGCGACATGATGTTCGGCATACCGGCCGCGCCCTTAGCGTTGCCGCCGTAGGTCGCGCCCTGGCCGGTGCCGCCGCCGGACTCGAACGCCACGCCGTTCGGCAGGGTGGCCCGCATATGCTCGGCCGACCAGCCAATCTGGAGCGCACCCGGCACCGCACCGGACACCGCCCCCAGGCTGGACAGCACGCTGCCCGCGTCGGCCGTGGAGAACAGGCGCTTGCTGGTGGCCTGGCCCTGCGTGATGATTTCCACCAGGTCGGACACCGCACCCGAGCAGTCGGACAGGCCCGCCGCCAGGTCGCTGCCGCCCCAGCTGTACTGCCCGCCGCTGTGCTGCGCGGCGTAGGCGCTGATCGGATCCATGATGGCCCCCGCGCCGCCGGGGATGCCGTACATGGGTACGCCCGTCGAACCGGCCACCGCCGCCGTGCCGCCCGGCACCTTGGTGCCCTTGGTGCGCAGCCGTTCCAGCGCCTTTACCAGACTGGTGTTGTCGCTGTCGAGAGTGCCGGTGTACCCGCCTGGTCCCAGGCCCTGGCCAACCAGGTCGCTGATCTGCTGGTCGCTCAGGCCCTTCTTCTTGTTCCGCGCCCCCGTAATGGCCGTGACCACCGGGTCGTTCAGGCTGATGCCCGGCGGCAGGTCAGCCACGTTGCCGGTCATGGCGAACTTCTGGAGCGCGGCGATGTCGACCATGCCCGGCAATGCCGCCGTAGTGCCGCCCAGTGCCCCGCTGGCGGTCGGGGCGACGTAGGTAGTGGGGTCGGCCCCGATCCACTTCTCAGGGTCGCCACCGAGCGCCTGGATGGCCGCAGCGGCTGCCTCGTAGCCACGGTTACGGGCCTTGATGGGCGTACCGAACGGACCCATGGTCTGGCCGCTGGTGCCCGCGCTGGCCTTGGCGATGGTGTCGGTGGCAGCGGCGGTCTGGGCCACCGCGCCGACGCCGCCCTTGCCTGCCAGCAGATCACGAATCTGCATGAGCACGCCCAGCTCGGTCTCGCCTCCCGGCGGGCCGGGCAGTGCACCGCTACCGGTATGCACGCCGCCGTCGGCGTAGTACCGCTTGCTCAGCCCGCTACGGAACCGACTGTTGAGCGCGTACACCCCGGCCGGGCCACCGATGCCGCGCACCGCCTCGGGGATCAGCACGCCCTCGCCGGGGGCCAGTACGGCGTTCACGATGTCGTGCCCCGGCGCGTAGCCAGGAATGACCATGCCGTCGGCACCGCCGGGCGGGCGCGGCAGCTCGAACGGGTTCGCCGCCTGCGTGTTCGGGTTGACCGGCCCCGGCACATTGGGCAGCGGCAGCGTGCCCGACTTGCGGAACAGATCGTCGTAGAGCTGGCCGACCGTGCCCAGCTTGGCGATGGTGTCGTTGTAGCGGGCCTGGTCGATCTGGACGACGATGGTGCCGTCCTTGTTCTGCTGAATCTGGATGCCCAGTGCCCGCAGCTGGTCGAGCACCGCCGGGGCCAACGGGGCGGTGACGTTGATCGTCCCGTCTTGGTTGGTCTGAATCTGCGCGCCGATTTCCTTGAGGATGTCGAACACAGCCTGCCCGTTGGGCATGTTGATGTTGATCGGCACGTCGGTGGGAATACCGGCGAAGGCGTTCTCCACAGCCACCTGCGCGCCTGCCAGCCCGCCAAACTTGTCGGCCAGCTGCTGGAGCAGCGGCGCGGCCACGCTGGCGTTCTGCGCAGCGCCCAGCGTGTTGTCGCGGATGCTGGCCAGCTGCTGGGCGGCGATCTGCCCGGCCGGACCCATGCCGTTCAGCCGCCCGATCAGCGCGTCGAACTGGCCCTGGCTACCCGTAATGGTGGCAGCCATCTGGTCCGTCGTCATGCCCACGTCGCCCAGCGCGGCGGCGATGCCCTTGAGCGTGCTTTCGTCGTAGGCCCCGGCCAGCTTCTCGGGGATCGCGTTCACCTGCTCGCCCACCGCCGCCAGGGTCGCGGTGTCGATTGCACCGCCGCTCTCGGCCAGGGCGTCGTTCATCGACTTGATGGCCTGGCTGTTCAGCAACATGGCCTGGTGGCTGCGCTCGTTGGTCGCCGCCCACTTCTCGGCTGCGGCAGCCGCCGCCTCGGTGGCGATCTTGTTCTGGTTGACCAGCGCGTTGTACCCGGCCAGCGCCGCGCCCAGGCCACCGCCCACCAGCGCACCGATACCCGTGCCCACGCCGGGGATCACGCTGCCGATAGTGCCGCCCAGCACCGCACCGCCGCCGATGGTCTGCAAGGCCCCGAGCACGCCGCTGGTGGTGCTGGTGCCCGCGTTCTGCTGCATGGTGGTGCCGCTCAGCAGCAGGCTGCCGCCCAGCAGGGCGCTCTGCCCCTTGCCGAAGCCGCCACCGGCCGCACCACCGCCCGCCGCTGCGGCGGTGTTCATGGCCTTGATCTTGCCGGTGATGCCGCCGACGATGCCGCCGATGGTGCGCCACGCCAAGAAGCCCACCAGCACCGCCTGGAGCAAGCCCGGCACCTCGGCCAGGCTGCCAACGAGGCTGCCCGCCGCCTTGATGATGGGGAAGATGATGTCGCCCCACGCCTGGAAGCCCTTGATCACCTCGCGGATGGCAGGCCAGATGTCGCGCAGCAGGTCGCCCCACCGCTCCAGGTCGGCCCGGCCGTCTCGGAAGAATGCGGTGAGCTTGGCCTGGCCGCTGGCGCTGTTGGTCAGGTCGCTCATGGCCTTGGTGCTGCGCTCCAGCCAGCCCAGGAACCCGCCGTCGCCGGACAGGCTGCCGTTGAGCGCGCCCGCCGCCTTGGTCAGCCCGGTGATCGTCTTGAAGACGTTGAGCACCGCGTTCCCGAAGGCCCGCATACCGTTCAGGCCCTCGTCAATCCACCGGAACAGGTTGCCGTTCGCCGCGTTCTTGGTGATGAACTTGTCCAAGCGTTCACTGACGCTGGTAATTGCATCGCCCAGCCGGGGCAGGAAGTCGCTGCTGGTGGCGGTGAGCTGGCCCAGGGCGTGGGTCAGTGGCTCGATTGCCTTGGTGGCACGGTTCTGGCCCTCGGCCGTGTTGCCGAAAATGCGGTCCAGGAAGCCCAGCGTGCTGTCGCTGCTGCCGACACGCATGGCCTCCTTAAACGTGTTGTTCCAGGCCCCGGCGATCTTCTGCGCGCCGGGCTTGACGCGCGGCAGCACCTTGGCGGCGAAGTCGTCCAGCTGCGTGTCGATGCCCTCGAACATCGGCTGGGCAATGTCCTTCTGGAACTGGCGCAGTGGCCCGTTCGGGGCAGCCAGCTTGGCCACCTCGCGCGCCACCGCAGCGGCAGCCGGGGCCATTTTCTCCAGCTGCTTGTTCGCCTCTTCCAGCTTGGCCGGGTCGTCGGCGGCGTCCATGAGCGCCTTGACGGCATCGCCCATGCCCTTGAAGCCGATGGCAGCCGTGCCGATGGCAGCCGCGCCGCCCGCGAAGATGCCGGGCAGCGCCAGCCCCGCCTGGCTGAGCTGCTGCACCGCGCCGACGATGTTGACAACGCCCGTTGCCACCGCTGGCAGCGCCGACGCGCCCAGGGCGATGGTGTTCAGCCCCGTGGGGCCGGTGAGGAACCCGAGAACGCCACGGCGTCCGCTGCCGCCTCCACCACCCCGGCCACCGCCGCCACCGGCCGCACGCGCCGCCGCAGCCTGCCGGGCAGCCGACCGTTCGGCCTCGCGCGCCAGGCGCTCGTAATCGTTGACCTGGCTGTCAGTGGACGCCCGCGACCGCGCAGCGGCGCGCACCAGCTCGGCGGTATGAGCAGCCTCGGCGCGGGCCAGGCGGCGCTGGGCGGCTTCCACCACGGGGCTGCGCCGCCCGAAGATGTTGATGGCCTCGTTCAGCTCGCGCTGCGCCTCGGACACGCTGCGGGTGCTGTTGGCCAGCCCGTCCGTCGACCGGCGGGCGCGTTCAGTGTCGGCCGGGCGGGGCAGGCGGGGACCGGCACCGCTGCGCCCGTAGGCGGCGTTCATGGCGTTGAGCGCGGCGGTGGTGGTTGCTGCCTCGGCAGCCACGCGGCGCATCTGGCGCACCTGCTTGTCGGCGCTGCGCTCGGCCGCGTTGCCGGTGTTCCGGTACTCTCGCTGGACCTCGTTTAGCTTGCGGTTCAGCTTATCGAGCGTGGGCAGGACAGCCCGCCGAACAGCTTCACCGAGCCGGTTTGCCAGGTCGTCGGCGTGTAGCTCTACGCCAAGGCTGATCTTGCCGACATCGGTCACCCGGTCAGGCTATCCCAGCAGGCGGCTATTCCTGCTCGTCTGCCTCGATGCTGGCGGTAACGATCGCGTTGAACAGTTCGCCCACGGTGTCCACATCGTAGGCGGCGTCGTCGGGGTCCATCAGGCGGGAGAACACCCGGCCGTAACTCTCGGGGCTCAGGTGCCGGGCGATGAACAGGCCGGTGAGGTCGTTCTTCACGCCCATGGACACGTACTTGCTGGAGGCCAGCGAGAACGCCGCCAGCGCCTGGCGCGACGGCAGCCGGATGCCCAGCTTGTCGCCCTCGAACTCCAGATAGTCGAACTTCCACACCTCGTCGGTGGCGGTCACGTCGAAGCGTTCCACCAGGGCCACCGCGTTGCCTGTCTCCTCCGGCGCGGGCTCCACGTTGGCCAGGCCAGCCGGTGCGTCGAGCACCTGCACCTCCGGCTCGTTGGCAGCGTCGACCTCGGCCAGCACCGCGTCCACGTCGGGGGCGGCGTTGGCCGTCAGCTCGTCGTCCACGCAGTAGTCGGCCGGTGGCACCAGCTGTTCGGTAGGCGGTGCGGCGTCGGCCCGCGCGGTGATCTTGCCCTGCTGTCCGAACGTGGTCATTGGCCCTCCCGAGGCTTGGGTGTTCGGCCGCGAGACTACCACCGATGTCGGGATAGTCACGTCATGTGGATGTCGGGGTCCGCAGCCACCACGCGCCGCGCCGCGTTGCGCAGGAACGGCCGGGGCCGGACGCCGGGGTGCCAGACGCTCTTGCGGAACACCTCGCGCCCGTGCCAGTAGAAGTGCAGCGCGTTGGCGTGCCGGGCGGTGATGCGGTGCGGGCGGCTGCCCTCATGCACCGGGGCGGCGTAGTCCACGTTGTCCTCCACGCCGCCGCCCACGTGATACGGCCGGTACGTCTGGGGCATTTCCTGGATGCCGCGCCCCAGGTTGCCGGTGCGCACGGGCACATCAGCGCGGGCCTGGTTGGCGATGCGCCGCGTGATGCTGCGGTGCTTGCCACGGAATATCGCGCCGGTCTGGCGCTCCAGCTCCGGCTCGTTGATGTGGATGCGCGCGGTTACCGGCACGGGCTACTCCTGCGTAACGCGCCCGGCCAGGTAGGCGTCCCAGGCGGCGATCAGCTCGTCGCGGTCCTTGCCCTCGGTGACGATGCCAAGTTCGCTGTGCGCGGCCAGGAACTCGGACCAGTCCTCGCGGCTGGCGTTGCGCTTGGGCGGGTTGTCCAAGGTGTACGGGGTCAGGTCGGCGCGCGACTGCGCCGCCTGCTCGTCGGCCTCACGCTCGGTGTCGGTACGTTCGTCCACCACGACCACGAACCCGGCGGCGATCAGCCGGTCGATACGCGGGGTGCGCTGCACGGTGACGCGCTCACCCGCCGCCAGGAACGAGCTGGGCGAAAGGCGGCTGCCCTCGATTGTCACTCCGGCCATGGTGTTCTCCTCCGTAGATCAGTATTTCAGTAGCTGGCGTACAGGGTGCCGATCCACGCAATGACACCGCCCTCTGGACCATACGGGTTGAGGATGTCACTGCCCACCAGGCGCTCGCTGTCGTCGCGCAGCAGCTGGCGCGTGGCGGCGCACATCGCCTCTTCCATGCGCCAGGCGGTGTCCATGCTGACCGCCGCCTCCTTGGCGTAGTCGGACCACCGGGGCTCCTGGTCGACCACCGCGCACCAGGCCACGCCGACCTCCACCGGCAGCACCTTGAGCAGCGAGCAGCTGCCGACCTCCACCGTGGGGTTCGGGAACGCCTTGCTGCGGTAGCGGCGCTGGGCGCGGACCCAGACGAACGGCTCGTCACAGCCCTGGCTCACGTGGCTGTCCCACGCGGCCAGCGGCGCGCCGTCGCCTGCGAAGAAGCGGACGTTGGTGGTGCTGCCGACCATGGGCGGGCACGCCTGGTCCGGCCGGAAGAACTCGGTCAGCGTGGTGGTGACGGCACCGATGACCTCCATGGCGGGGTCGGTGCGGCAGGGCTGCGTCATCAGAGCACCGTAGGCGCGGCCATCAGCGCGTGAGGGTTCACCGCTGCCAGCACCAGGTCGATTTCGGGGAGGCCGGTCTTGCCGTTGGCATAGATGGCCTGCGGGTCGTAGGCCCGATACGTCACGCCCTGGCGGCTGGCGGTGGTCACGGTGCGCGGCAGGCGGCACCGGCCCTCGTTGTCGAGCGCGTCCAAGAACTCCTTGGCCAGCAGGCCGGTCAGCGCCGCGAATGCCTCCGGCACCGGGATGCCGCGCTGGTAGGTCACGCTCCAGGTGCGGGCCTCGCCCAGCGGCCGACCAAGGTCTTGCGCCAGCCAGTTGGCCCCGACGCGGTACAGCACATTGCCCTCGGCGCGGTACCCGGCCGGGGCCAGCACTGCACCCGCCAGCTTGACCTCGGTCACGGCGTAGACGGGGCCAGGCAGGTGCACAGCGCGGGGGCCACCGTACCGACAGCCGCCACTGCATCCACAGCCCAGGTTGATCCACCGGTCGCCTTCCCAGCTGACGACGTAGCTGGTGACCTGGCCGGTGTCGCGGTACAGCACGCTGGCGTACTCGGGGCACGGGCGCACTGTCTTGGTCTCCAGGCCCCACTGCCGCCCGGTCAGTGCCCACAGCACCGCCACCGCCAGGTCAGCCGCTGCACGCTGCTCCAGCACCGCCTGGGCATAGCCAGGGTCGGCCTCGTCCGGCAGCGCCGGGAACTCAGACCGGTCGACCGGCCACGTGAAAGCCACGACGCCAGGGTATCCGGTGGCGGTGCGGTATCGGTCATCTTGACTTACCCGACTAAGGCGGGTTAGTGTGTTCACATCAGCAAGGCGGGACCGCCCCGCCGCCGCAGGTAAGGGAGTCAAAATGTCCACCATCAGCCCGTTCACCGCCCAGGCCATCGACCGCGAGTTCCGCTTGGCCATCGCCCACGGTGCCACCACCGCTGACGAGGTTCGCCTGGCCCGCGCCCTGTTTGATGTCCACGCCGTGGAGGTCACCAGCACCTACTGCCGCGACATCACCGCCGCCGTCACCGTCGCCCTCGGTGCCGCTGCCCGGCTCACCCTCCAGCCCAGCCAGGTGCGCCGCCTCTACGGCAACGGCCAGCTCACCTACGACCTGGTGAACGAGGCGGTGGCCGCAGCCGCCTAAGCCCCAGACAACAAACCGCCCCGGCCACAAGGTCGGGGCGGTTTGTTGCTTCGCTGATGCGGGCCAGCTTACGGGATCGCGGGCTGGTCCGGTGCGGTGGTGGCGGCGGGCTCGCTGGCCGGGCCACCGTAGTAGTAATCCGGCGCAACGAAGATCGAGCTGGTGGCCAGCGCCACGGGCTCGGTGCCCGGCGTAGGCTCCGGCGGCGGCACCATGGTGCGGAACACAGTCAGGTGCTCCTTCTTGCTGGTGGGCGTCACCAGACGGCCGGGGTCGCCGTTCTCGTCCTCCTGGACGTTGTACGGACCCTTGCCCCAGTACGGCAGCGCGATGGTGCGGCCGGTCAGGGTGAAGGTCGACACCGTGGCACCGATGGTGATGTCACCAGGGGTCCACTCGGTGCCGCCGAACAGGAAGTAGCCGTAGCTCCGGCCCGACCCGGCAGCGGCGAACACGGCGTCGGAAGTGGGGATGTCGGCGCAGTCCTCGTCGGACTTGCCGCTGGTCCACAGCTCCAGCGCGATGCCGAAGTCGGTCTCGATTTCCTTCTGGTCGCGGTAGCCAACGGGCAGGTCGTTGGCATCAAGCACCGACTCCCAGCCGGTGAACATGGTCAGCAGACCAGTGTTCACGTTGCACAGCTCCAGAGCTGGGGTGTACCAGCGGCGCTCGGGCGGGGTGCGGTCGGTAAAGCACTCCTTGCCCTCGGCGTTGTCCTGCGTCAGATCCTGGGCCTCCCGCATCACTGCGGTAAGGGTCAGGCTGACGTAGCCGGACGTGACGAGGCGGTTGCGGGGACCGGCAATCGGCATACCGCAGCCGTTGATCTTCGTGGCGCGGAGCCGCGTTCCCTTGACGGGCTGGATGCCAGGCATTGTCTGGTTCCTCCTGGTGTCAGGCGCAGCGCGCCAGGTTCGGTCTCCGAGGCTGGCTCAAACATTAGGCGGCGACGGTGCAGTTACTCGGCCGGTGGCAGCACACCACACGTCGGTTCGGGCAACGGGTGCTTGCGCCGCTCGTCTTGCAGCTGGGCCTCACGCTTGCGCAGCTCTGCGATGTCGTCGCGCAGCCCCTGCGTGCGCTCGTAGTACACACGGGTCACGTCCTCGTTCCAGGCCAGCCGCCGGGGATCGTTCGTGGGCAGCGCCGCAATGGCCGACGGCGGGTTCAGCTGACGGTTGACCAGCACCCCGGCAGCGTCATCCAGCTGGGCCAGGATGCCCCGCTGCTTGAAGCTGATTTCGTCGTTCTCGGCGGTGATCTGGCTGCGCGCCTTGAGCGCCGCGTTGAACTCGGTCTGGCACTGGGCCACGTCGCGGGCCAGGCCCCGATACTTGGCCTCTGTCTGGCCGGTCTGGAGCAGCACATAGCCCAGGGTGGCCAGCAGCACCAGCCCGGCCAACCACATGCGATTGATGCCCTGAACATGATGCTGACGCCCGCCCGGCAACGGGTGATGCGCGTTCTCGTATCGACACATGGCATGGGCGTACACCCGCTGAGCCGCAATGCCCACCAGCAGCCCCGTCACAAACGGGAAGCTGTAGATCAGCTCAAGTACAGGCGTCACCGTGGTCCACCGCCCCCACCATCCTCGTCCCCCTTACTTCCGCCAACGTCCTCGGGAGCGAACGGCGGCGTGATCTCAGTGACCATTTCGGGGTGCTCGGCGGCGGTCACGCGCCCCACGGCATCAGCCTTGGCCTCGGCACGCTCGGCGGTCTCGCGGACCTCGGCGTCCTTCTTCTGCTTGTCGCTGCCAATGGCCGCGAAGAATGCACCGGCCGCAGTGCCCAGCAAGCCCACCAGGTAGTTCGGCGGCTCACCCCAGTAGTCACTGATGACGGTGGCGATGATGAGCACGACCAGCAGCACGAACGTGAGCATCGTGTTCGATGCCCACGACCGGTGACGGGGGCCGTCCCATGGGTTCGTCACCGTACCGACGGGCCGATGCCTACACCGCCGGTATCGACAGTGACCGTCTTAGCCGCCGATGTGGTGATGCCGAATACCTGCGCGACGGCGGCGCTGATCAGTGCCCAGCGCACGTCGTCAACCACGCCGTAGTACAGCAGCACCGCTCCCACCGGGGCCACGATTGCATACAGGGCCACGCGCCACGGGCTGGTCGCGTACAGCAGAGCGAACAGCAGCGTGACCGTCGCCACGGCCAGCTGGAGCCACAGCGTCACCGCGTCGGCCGTCAGCAGCCCGAAGGCGAACAGGAACATGACCAGGCCCGACGCCAGGCGGTACCAGCCCTCCCGCCAGCTCGCCGGGATACGGGCCTGGAGCCATGCGCGGACGCTGAGTGCGGTCTGATGACCGGTCATCAGCTACTCCTTGGGTGCGTTGATTGCGGCCACCACAGCCGCCTTGCTTTCGAGCTTGGTGGTGTCCAGGTCCAGCATGTCGGCTGCGTAGGCGTCCAGCTGCTTGCGGGTCCAGTCCACCGTGGGCTCGCCGTCAGGGTATGCGGGCTCCTCGGCCGGTGTGGTTACCTCGGCGGTCGGCGTTTCGCCGCCCTGCGGCTCGCTGGGGGCCGAAACATCGGCCTCTGTGGGCGCGTCCACCGTCTCGGTGCTGGTGTCGCCCTCGCCGGGCTGCGGTGCCCAGCCGCCGGGGTCGCTGCCCAGGGCGGCGTCCTGCTCGGCCAGGCTGCCCGACACCACCGACGCCCGCATGGTCTGGACCATCATGCCCTCGGTGGGCGGCGTCTTGGCGTCCTTGACGTTCTGGATGACCTCGGCGTGCGTGGGCGGGTGCGCCAGGTCGCCGCCTGCGCTGTCGGCGTCCCCGGTGTACACCTGGCCCCGGTTGTGCAGCACGGTGGCGTTCGGCACCTTGCCGACGTAGGCGTTCGCGCTGGTGTACTGGTCCACCGGGGTGTGCCAGTTGGCGTTATCCGCGCCAGGGTTGACGTTCGGATCGGCCGCGACGGTTGCCGCTGCCGCCCCGGTGTCGCGCCCGGCAGACCACACGTCGCCCACCTCGTCGCCGTCGAGCAGGCCCGCCGCCTGGGCATTGCCCACCGGCACGCGGTACTTGCGGCGCGGACCATCGCGGGTGATGGTCTCGATACTGGCAGGGCCACCGATTTCGACAAGCTCCTGCAAGGCGGGGCCACGCAGCGACTTGTCCAGGAAGTCGATGGTGGCGAACCCTCCGTCGACGGTGGCGATGATTCCGGCAGGCATGTCGGTCTCCTTACGGGGTGGGCGTGATGGTCACAGCGGCGATGACCGCCTCGTATCCAACCAGGACGCTACGCTCAGCCACGGCAGCGAACAGGTTGTGCTTCTCGTCAATGGCGGTGCGCACGGTGGGCTCGTCGCGCCAGCCGTAGGGCTGGCTGGTGGCCACGATGGTGTCCTCCAGCCCGTCCACGTAGCCGCCACCAACTACCCAGATATTGCCCAAGGGGCTGGTCCAGGTGGTGCCGGACTTCTTGAACAGCGCGCCGGTCGGATCCTGGCTGACCCACTGCGCGCCGATGTGGAAATACACCTGCGTGTTCGTCAGCGCCGCAGCACCCTCCAGCGCGCCGACCGCCAGCGCCAGGCTGGCGGCGGTGGGGATGGGCGTCTCCAGATCGGCGGCGTCCAGCAGCATCCGCGCGGCGAACTCGCGCTCCACTGCCACCTGCTCCTCCAGGCGCAGCACCTGGGCGGCGCGGGCTTCCACCTCGGCCCGGCTGGGCGCGGTCAGGTCGCACTCGTCGTACGCCCAGACCGTCACGGGGTAGAAGGGGTCCAGGTTGTCCGGCCTGTCTCCGGTCTTGAGCTGATCGGCCGGGTCGGGCGTGCCGCACCAGGGCGCGTTCCAGATGCCGAAGCTGCCCTCGCCGCCGTAGTTGCCGCCACTGCGGAACTCCACGCCGTGGTGCCACCGGTTGTCGGCGTCGGTCTGCCAGGTGCCCACCGCGCCATACAGGCCATAGGTGGTCGGGTTGAGCGGGGGCGGCGTGAAGTGAACCACGTCGATGACATCAACGGGGGCGGTCATGTGTCCTCCTGGTGAGACGAGAGAAGGCGGGCAATGCGAGCGGCCTCGGGTTGCTCACATCGCCCGCCTTCAGTCTTGACGTAGCTGCCAGCCCTACGGTGCGGGCTGGTTCGCGGCCAGGTACTCGCGCTGACCGATCGCGCCGGTCACGTCGAGCGGCACGGTCACCAGAACGGACTCGCCGCAGCGCTTGCCGACGGCGATGGCGTCCTCCGTGAACATGCGGGTGAAGCGGTTCACCTGCAACTGCTCCTTGGGGTACATGACGCCCAGCTCGATGACGTTGCTCATCGAACGGAACCAGGTACCCGCCGGGTACAGCACCAGCTGAACCGTGCTCGGCCACACCAGCGTGTCCAGGTTGCCGGGCAGGCCCGCAGCACGGGTCTGCCAGTCACCCACGAACTGGAGCGCGATGTTGCGCGCCGTCAGCCATCCGAGGATCTGGGCGTCGGACACCGCGAAGGTGTCGGTGCCCTCGCGGAACGCCAGGTCGGCGCGCAGCACCTCGAAGAACCAGCTCGGGGCAATGCCCTCGATGGTGGCGGTACGCGACAGACCCCGCTTGAGCCGGATGTTGGTGGCCATCAGCGCAAGGCTGTTGAGCACCGACGCCACCGAGCCCATGACGCTGGTCGGCGGGATCACCTTGGCGGCACCGGAGCCCGCCACGATGTTCAGGATCGACCGGCGGGACAGCGCCCGCAGGTGCTCCTGCGTGAGCGAGCGCATAAACCACTCGATCAGCTCCGGCCAGCCCTGCTCCTGGAGGATTCCGGCCTCCACGCACCAGCCCACGGCGTTCAGGCGGATTTCGTCAAAGTCCTCGGGGCAGGGGATTTCGACGCACTGCTTGATCGCGGTCGGGGCACCGGTAACGGGGTCGGTGGCCTCCAGCTCAGGCTCGGTGAAAAACCACTCGAAGTCCTCGAAGATGCCGGACAGATCAGGCTCGCGCGGCCAGCGGATACCACCACGGTTGATGGTGATTTCCGGCAGCGAGAGCAGGTCTGTGGCCTCCGGCACGTCGCAGAAGTCGTACAGCTGCTCCGACGGTGCGCACCAGCCACCGGCAGCGGTGAGGGACTGCGCGGTGACGCGCTCACCCTTCACCAGGCTGGTGGCCTTGTTGATGGCCGCGACCAGCGCGTGCGGGTCGTCCACGACCTCCACGTCACGGGTCAGGGCAGACACCACCTGGGCGCTGAACGACTGCCCGTCGATGTGCTTGTCGGGGCGGTTGCCACGCACCGACCGGCTGCCCGGCCGGATGGTGTCGAGCTGCTTGGCCAGCTGCGCGAAGCCCACCTTGGTGTCGGGCTTGTAGCCAGGAACACCCGGCTGCACAACCCAGCCCGGCGTCGACTCTTCACCCTCGGTAGGCGCGGGCGGCGCACCGGTCACGGCAGCACCGAAGCTGACCGGCCGGTTGCCGTTGGTGGCAGCGGGCGGCGTGGCGCTGGCAGCGACCGGAACCTGCGGCGCGTCGGCCGGGGCCTCGGGCGCTGCACCACCGGCATCGCCCTCGGGGGCTTCCGGTGCCTCGTCGGCCGGGGCCTCGGGGGCTTCCGGCGCGGCGGTGGCGGCGTCGGCCTGGCTGAGCAGACCGGCCACCTCGTCGGCGTCGGCGGGCTCGGCCAGGGCGGCGGTGGCCTGCGCGGCGGTGATGGTGTCCACGTCGCCCAGAAGCGACTTCAGACGAACGGCATCAGCACCGGTCAGGGTCTCACCGGCCGCGTGGCGGGCACGGATTTCGTTGATGTCGGCCTGAGCACTTTCGAGCAGCGCAGCCAGCTCGGCGGCGGTCTCGGGCAGGGCCTGCGGCATCTGGTGCGCAAACTGGCCGACCTTGCGGGTGCTCACGCCGTAGTGCGGAGCAGGGGAGACGAACACTGCGAACTCCTTGTCTCAAGCAGCGCCAATATGGTTCTCGGTGATCGTCCCCCGGTACATAACTCGGGCGGGAACTCTCTGCTGGCCAAACGTAGACGACGGGCGTGCAATCACGCGGTAGCTGGCTGTTTGCGCAGCCGCCGCACAGTGCCGCCACCGTTCAGGACGACCTGATTGTGCGCCTCCTGGTAGAAGGCGTACGGCGGCTCCCCGGCCTCGGGGTCGGCCGGGTTCACGCCAACAGGCAGCGTGCCGCCGTCGTTTGGAAGCACCACGTAGTAGCCGATGGTGTCGCTGCGGTTGCTACCGGCACCGCCGCCGCACCCGCACCCCATCAGGCACCGGCCTTCGCGTCGGCCTCGGCCAGCAGTTCGGCCACCTCGTCGTTCGGCGTGGGCATCGGCCCCAGCTTGTCGTCGGCCTTGGCCAGCAGTGCGGCCAGCTCGGCGTCGGTGTCGCGCTGGGCCAGGGCAGTGGACACCGCGTTCTTCACGATGTCGGCAATGGCGTTGGCGCTCAGCGTGTTACCGCCCTTGGTGGCGGCACCGCGCGGGTTCGGCCCCAGGCTGGCCACCAGCGCCAGCGGCTGGCCCTGGTCGCCCTCGCGGCCACGCACAGCGAAACCGGGCGTGTTCACCGCCAGAGCGGCCACCAGCTCCAGGCCCTGGCCGAAGTCGCGCCAGTCGCCGGACAACGGCGCGGCCAGTCCCATTTCGATCTGCTCGGCGGTGGCCCAGGGCGCGGCCACGCCGCTGAACCAGATGCCGTGTGCGTCCTCACCTACGCGCACCAGGGCGAAGCAGGTACCGGCGGTGTCGTAGTGCGCTGCCGCCACCTGGCCGCTCACGTGGTCGGGCGCGTGGCCGCTGCCCACGGTGAGCCGTCCCACCGGCAGGCTGGTGCCGTCGTCCAGACGTACGGCCGGGCTGGTGTGGAACATGCTGTACCCGGTGCGGCTGCGCGGGGCCACCACGCACTCGGCCTGGATGCTGCGGTGGCACGCGCCGAAGCACGCCAGGTGACCGAAAATGTGCCCGTCGTCGGTCATGGTGGGCAGCGTGGGGCCTGTCAGCTTGGGGTCGGCGAAGTGCGCAGCGGAGTACACGCGGGGCCGGAAAGCCTCGGCGGCGCTGGCCACCAGGGCGGCATCGCGGGTTTCGCGCTCACCGGAGAACTCGATCATGGTGTCGCCGAACGCAGGTGTGGCCACCATGGTCGTGCCGATCAACTCGGCGGCGGTAATCGTCTGAATCACCTTGGCGTCGATGGGCATGTCCCACCACTGCTCCTCGGTGATTTCGTTGCCGTCCTCGTTGGTCAACTTCCACTCGGTGCGCGCCAGGTCGACGCTCGGGCGGCTGACCTTATGGCTGGCCTCGTTGAAAGCCTCGTCGGCCTCGGTGGTGTTCAACCAGTAGCCGGACCCACGGATGGTGTCGCCGTCCACGCGGGCGCTCTCGATAACGCCCACCGTAAAGGCGTCCTCATGGCCATACCCGGTCTGCTTGGTCCACATCATTGGCAGCGGCGGGGTACGCACGCTGAACTCAATGTCGGTGGCCAGCATCCGGCCGTCGCTGGTCTCAATACCAACAAAGGCAATGGGCTGGTCGGTGAACACGCGGAATGTCTCAGCGGCGTCCTCGTCGGCGGATGCGGCCAGTGCGGCGGCGGTGTCGGCCGGGGTGGGCTGCGGCATGTCGTACTCCTGTTCGCTCGGTGCGGCGCTGGCCGTTCGACCTACGCCGTCCTCGTCGTCGCGGGCGCGGATCGTGCCCTGCTTGGCCCGGCGGGCAATCTCGTCGGACTGGCTGCCCTGCCGGTTGACTTGCACGCTGTCGCGCCCGTTAAGGCGCTCGGTGTGCCGGTCGACCTCATCGGGCAGCTCCTCGTCCGGTGCCAGGATGCCGACCCGGCAGCGGCAGTTCTTGACCTCTGCCGCCGGGCCTGCGGGGTCCGCTGGAAAGTCCAGCAGCGCGGCACCGACCGTGAACTTACCGGCGAGGGGTGCGCGCTGGCCGTCGGCGGCGAAGTGCGTATGCCGCGTCTTACCGTCGATAGTGGCGATCCACACCTTCTCCAGCACGTCCTCGGACTGCGCCGCCGCGACCACCACCGCCGCGTTCTGGATGCCCGCCGCCTGGTAGCCCTCGTTGCGGGCCACGTCGCGCAGCTCGGGGCTGCCAGGCGTGAGCACCGCCGCCGCTGCCTCACGCTGGCGGGTGACGTACACCTCGATCACGGGCACGCCGCTGTCGGTGTGCATGGGGTCGTACTGGGCGGCGTCCACCTTCACTGCCGCCACCGCTGCCTGGACCTTGGCCTGCACCACCTTGGGCACCGCTGCCACGTCCGGCCGCTGCGCCGCCACGAAGTCGTCGCGGGCCTGGCGTAGCTCGGGCACGCTTTCCACGATGTCCGCAGCCCGCTGGATGTCGACCTCAGCTACCGAGCTTGTCGAAGTAATCGACCGAACGACGGACGCCGGAACGACAGGGCGTTCACGTCCAGTCAAATTGATGTCTGGCAAGGGAATATCCATACCTTCCATTCCCTCTACCAGCGACAATGCGTACAAATTTGACATACCTGCTAGGATCAACTCAGTCGAGTGTTGATCCCAGAACCCGGCAGTTTCATCTATCCCTCCCGGCTCCGGCGGCAAACTTCCATCCGCAGTGAGAGCGTTGTTTTCGCTGGTGGCCAGCTCGGGAAGCACAGCGGCGCGGGCCTGGTTGCACCAGGTGTTCAGCACCTCGGCGTACAGGTCGGCAATGCCCGCCTCCACCTCGATGGTCCGGTTCAGCGCTTCACCAGGCAGCGGCCACATCAGCACACCTCCGCATCGACAACCTGCATGGTCAGCTCACGACGTACCTGGGCGCGCACGGTGCGGCGCAGCGCCTCGGTGCGCTCGCTGTCGATACCGAGCAGCGCCAGGGCCTCCTCTTCCAGCCCCTCGTCCCAGCCGTTGATGAGTCGTGGAATGTCTGCGTCGGGCACCGGTCCCATCACGCGGTGGTAGTCGTGCGGTGCAATGCCCGCGAGCCGTGCCTTCTGGGCGCTGTCGCGCACGTTCACGCGGCGCTTACCGGCCAGGCCCAGCGCCCGCGTGGTGAGCAACCGTTCGGCCAACACCATGTCGGCAACGCTGCTGACGCGGGCGGCGGCTTCGGCGTCGTTCTCGGTGCCGGGCTCGCTGCCGGTGCTGTCCTGCTCGTCGTTGGCCTGGTCCTCGCCCGGCGGCAACGCAGGCTGTGGCGTAGGGAAGTCCAGCTCGCCCAGGTCGGTGCCCTCCAGCAGCGGGGCCAATGTGGTGATCAGCGTCGGGTCGGCCACGATGGCGTCGCGTGCCCATGCCTGGGCACCTTCCAGGGTCTCCAGGTCGTACCCGTCGTCATCGGCAAGCCCCAGGTAGCGGCGGTAAGCCTCATGGGTGATGGCACCCTGCTCCTTGGCGGCGGTGGCCTCGTCGGTCTTGTCGGGGTCGACGGTCAGCCCGCTGGCGTCGTACCAGAGCACGTACTTGTCGGGGTCGATGCCTTCGGCCTTGAGCGTGGCCACCAGCACCTCGCGGTAGATGGCCGCGCACAGCACCTCCATCACGGGCTTGATGTGCAGCTGTACGTCCTCGTCACCGATCTGCCAGGCGCTCCAGTGGTTGCTGTTGCTGCCCAGACCCAGCAGCCGCTCGGGGCTCACGTCCAGGCCCATGGCCAGGCGCGCAATAGCGTCGTTGCGCGTCTTGATTTCCACCTCGGTGATTTCGTTACCGATCTTGAGGTGGAAGATTTTCTGCAAGTGCTCGCCGGGCACGGTGGCCAGCAGCGGGATCAGCGCCGCCTGGCTGTCCTCGTCATCGACCGCCGCCGCTGCCGTCTGGAACAGCAGGTTGCTCAGCTCGTCGGCGGCGGCAACACCATCCACAACGGGCACGGGCGCGCCGGGCTGGTTGTCGGCGGTGGGCGCGTGGGCGCTGGGCAGGCTGAGTTCCTGCGGCAGGAACACCACGCCATTGCCGATCAGCCGAGACTTGCTGGCGTTGCGGATCTTCTTGGTCGTACGGATGATTTCGCGCAGGCTGTCCAAGCAGGCGCGCACAGGGCTATCGGGCTCCTTGGCCCGGCGCGGGCGCGGATTCCATACGCGGAACATCACGTCGCGGTTCTTGCGATATTCGTGGATGGAGCCGTCGGGCAGCTCGATGTCGGTCTTACCGCCGCCCTTGTTCTTCACCTCGTCGTTCGTGACGACGTACCAGTTATGACGCACGCTGCCGTCAGGGTTGCGGTCGCCCTGGTCAAGCAGGCAAATACGATGCTCTCCCGGCACGGTAAGACATTCGGCGGCGCGCTTGATCAGCTGGGACTGCCCCAGCGGACCCCCGGCCATGTTCCGCACAATCTCCAGGAAGCGCAGCCCGTCGGGGTCGTCCTCACGGATGCCGCCCGTGGGTCGGCCAGTGTCGGGGTCCAGCTCACTGGCCACCAGCTCGACACGGGAGCAGCTGCTGGCACGCCAACCGACGTAGTAGCGCAGCTCGCCCACCAGGTCCATGCACTCCCAGGCTTCGTTCTGCCAGCTGCTGCGCGCCGACACGCCCGTCACTGCCTTGGTGGGGTTCCGGCCGGGGTCCATTGGCTGGCTGGCAGCGGTGAGCGAGCGCCGCGCCGGGCTGCCCTTCGGGCGGCGGGAGACGCGCAGGGTGGAGGCAGCCATGTGGGCCAGGTTATCGCCTGAGCGTGCGGTTATGACTCATCGTCGCCATCGTCGTCAACGATCTCCATGTCCTCGGTGTCGGCAAACCGCGCACACAACCCGATCAGGTGGCTGACAGCCAGGGCTACGCTCAGGTACTGCGCCACCGGGTTCTGGTGGAAGTACAGCGGAACCCACGCGGTGCCCAGGGCCAGCCACATGCCGACGCACCACGGGCACTGAACGAAATACATGGCGGTGTTCCAACGCACCATGCGGCGCTGGTACTGCTGGGCGCGCACCTCCTGGCCATGGGCGCGGGCCTCCAGCATGACCAGCCGCGCCTCGCGGGCCTTGCCTGCGATGGCCAGCCGGGGCCGGTCCAGGATGGTGTCGGCGTTGATCAGCCGGGTAAGACGCATGACCGCCAGCGCGTAGACGACCAGCACCAGCACGAACTCTCCGAGGCTCATGGCTGGATGCTATCAGCAGTGTTGGCACTTACCCGTTAAAGTCGGTAGTGTGCCACCATGCGCATCCTCGGAATTGACACGTCGCTCACGGGCACTGGCCTGGCCCGTATCGACCTGGAACCTATCGAGGACGACAACCCACTGGCGGCGTACATCGCGGCCACCGCCACCGTTGCCGCGCCCAAGCCCGGCCGCGACAAGTCGAAGCGCGCCATGGCCCGCCGGGTGAACGCGCTGATTGCCCAGGTGGAGCAGTGCTTCACCGAGGACAAGCCCGACGCCGTGGGCATTGAGGCGCTGGCGTACGGGGCCAAGGGTGCCGGGGTGTGGGTGCTGCCGTGGGTATTCGGGCGGGCAGTCGAGCTGTGCGAGAAGTACGACGTGCCGTTGACAGTCGTCAGCACCAGCCAGCGGGCCAAGTTCGCCACCGGCAAGGGCAACGCCAACAAGGACCAGGTGCTGCTGGCAGCGGCCAAGCTGTTCCCCGAGGCGGGGCTCACCGACAACAACGAGGCCGACGCCATGGTGGTCGGCGCGGTGGTGTGCCACCGCCTGGGCCTGCCGATCCTGCCGGTAACGCAGTACCGGCTCGACGTGATCGAAGCACTGGAGGACTAGCTACTTGCCGATGTGGCGGCGCATCCATGCGGGCGGCGGCGCTGTCTTACGGTCGATGGGCGCGGCGACGTGCATCTGCGACCCGGCCATTTCCATCAGGATGTCGTGGACGATGATGGCCGCAGCTACCCGGTCGGGCTGGTGCTGACCCATCTGCCAGTCGCACGCCTGCTCCTCGAAGATGGCCAGGCTGCCCTCCACGGTGCGGCACCGGCCGGTTTCCAGCGACTGGCTGAGCCCGCCCGCACGGGCCACGGCGTCGGCCTTGTTCGCGCCGCGCCAGGGCTTGATCTGGAACGGCGGGATGTCGGTAAGTGCGCGCTGCTCCACGGGCGTCAGCAGCGCGCCACTCTTGCGCTTGGCTACTGCCTCGTTGTGGATGGCGGTGTACGCCTGGCGCACCACGCGCACGTACGTCTTGGCGGCGGTGTAGCCCTCCACGGCGATCACGCGGGCACCCTGCTCCAGCGCCAGCAACACGCCCTCGCGCGCCCACTGGTCGGACGTGAACATGCCGGAGCGATCGTGCGTGAGCGCCACCTTGGCCATGCCGTCGTGGAACAGAGCACCGCAGACGATGCCGGTTTCGTCGCCCTCGCCGCTGTCGGCCGGGTCGATGCCGACCACGCTGGCCACCGGGTAGCTGGGCGGCTGCGGCAACCGTGGATCGAACCAGGCCCGCTGGAAGATGCCACCGGCAGGATTGCGCGGGCTGCCCTGGTAGAGCGCGTACCAGGTGCGCTCGCCCACCTGCTTGCGTGTCTGGGCGAAGTTGCGCTTGGCCTCGGGTGTGTCACGCGCGGACACCATGGGCGTGCCGTACGGGCGGTTCAGGGCGTCGGGAATGCCCTCTTCGGCGATGGCCGGAATGTTCAGGTGCCGCCAGGTGCGCTCGTCAGGCTCCAACAGCTTCTCACCGGCCAGCACCTTGCCCGCCAGGTCTTCGGGGTGCCAGCGGGTCTGAATGAGGATGATGCTGGCGTCCGGCGCGAGACGGGTCAGCGCCACCGAGCTGAACCACAGCTCCACGTTTGCGCGGTGGGTGGCGCTGTCGGCCTCCATCATGTTCTTGAACGGGTCATCAATTATCAGCAGGTCGGCGGGCATACCGGTGATGGTCGCGCCGATGCCTGCCGCCAGTAGCCCACCAGCACCGCCCTCCACCGACCAGAAGCTGATCTTGTTCGCGCCCTGGGCCAGCCGGAGGCCGATCTTGTCCTCTACGGCCAGGCCGGTGAGCGGGTCGGTGATGCCTGCGCCGTGGGTATTGATGACCTCGCGGGCGGTGCGGCTGTGCATGTCGGCCAGGGGCTGGGCGTAGGTGGCCAAAATGATGCGCCGGTTGGGGTTCAGCTGGAGCGCGCGCAGCGGTGCCCACACCGAGCACAGCGAACTCTTGCCCTCCTGCGGCGGCATGGACACGCTCAGGTTGATCTTGCGATGGCTGTTCAGCACGCGCTCAATGCTGTTGCTGATCATGGCCAGCGCCGGGGTGATGCGATAGCCGGGCGTCACCGCCGCTGCCATTTCGGCCGGGTGCCGGTACTTGGTGCGCACGGTGGCGCGCGTCTCGGCGGCGCGCAGTGACCGCAACATGGCGGCGCGTTGCTCGGGTGGCCAGTTCTTCGTCTCGGCGAAGATCGTCTCGGCCTTGGCGCTGTCGAACGTACCGTCGGACTGCCAGACATCGACGGCGGGGTCACCGCTGCCATTGTCAGGAAACTCCAGCTCAGGCGGGGGCTTCCTAGCCATCGTCACCCATGGACATGAACGCCGCCAGCACCGGCTCCAGCTCATCGGGATGACCTTTGAGCACCACCACCTTGCCGGGCTCCGGCGCGATGACCGAGCCCGCGACCACCAGGGCGCTGGGATAGGCGTCGGCCAGACGGCGGCTGGCGGTAAGCCGCCCCTTCACCCACGATGGGTTCTGGTCCCGGCCGATGGCCTTGCTGCGCTTCTTACGCCAGCCCTCGGCGGCGTCGTGGTCGAGCAGGCCCAGCATCACGGCATAGCCCGCGTCGGCGGTGGCCTGAATGAAGCGCTTGTTCGCCAGCCGGGCACCTTCGGCCAGCAGCAGGTCGTACGGCTGCTGCTGGACCCAGGGCACCGCCTTGTCGATGATGCTGCTGGCCAGGGCGTCGGTGCCACTGAACGCGCCGCGCTGCTTGCCGATCTCCGCGCCCACCACCGCGCCGGTTACCCGGTCCACCAGCTGGTCGTGTGGCACGGTGTGCTCCCACGGGCTGCGCACCAGGCCCTTGGTCAGCGCCGCCATGAGCGTCGACTTGCCCGAGCCGGGCTGGCCCACCAGGTAGATCATCCGAGGCGTCATGCCCGCCAGGATAGCGCACATGCCCGCCCTAGTCGGGCAAGTCAGTACCGGGGCCGGGACTGCTCCTGGAGTCGCTTGCTGCCGGACATGCCGCGCCAGTCGTTCATGGCGTCCCGTGGCCCGTACTCACGCAGCTTGCTGTCGTCGTCGCCCATGCGCTGCGGAAAGCCCGTTTCGCCACGGGCCAGCCGGTCGGCCATTTCCTTCTCGCGCTCGGTGCGCTTGCGCCGCCCGTACGCCGCCTCCTCGGCCGCGACCCGGCAGGTTTTCATCCCGCGCAGCGCGTAGTACACGCAGCTGATGCGATAGCCCTCCTTGGCCTTCACCCGCGTGATCGGGGTGACGCCATGCACCAGCCGGTAGCCCTCGAAGAACGTCACGCTGCCGTCGCCGCACGGGACCACCACGTCGTACTCCGGCAGGTGCAGATGACCGCCACGGGTGCCCCGGCGCACGACCGGCATGGCGCTCCAGACCGGGAAGTTGAAACCGTCGCGGTGGTAGGGCAGCTGGGCGGTGTCGTTCACGACGCCGCTGGTCCACAGCTTGGCCTCGCCCAGACGCCAGTCGTGCAGCACGCTGGTTAACTCATTCTCACCGCGTTTCACCAGCTCAGGGTCAATGGCGCCAAGCCCGGCAGCAAACTGGTCGGCATAGCTTTCCAGCACCTGCTCGATCTGCGGGTAATCGCGCCCCAAGGCGGTGATACTGCACGCCTCGCGCCAGACAATGGGCCTGCGAGGCGCGTAGCCGAACGTACGGCTCCGGCCGTTGGTCGTGGTGGCGCTGCCCCCGGTGTCGATGGCCAGCAGTGCCCGGCGCAGCAGCGCGGTGTTCTCCAGCCGCAGGTAGCCCAGGATCGGCTCGCGGGTGTCGGCGTCGTGCAGCACAGTGCCGGGCTTGAGGTCGCTGGGCTCGCGCTGGGGCACCATGTCACCGACGCAGGCGGTGGCCTGCTCGGGCGTGGCCACCCTGGGGATGTAGACCCGTGTCAGCTCAGTCGTCGTCATCGGTGAACCCCGCCGGATCCTCGGCCAGCAGCTCGTCGGCGGCAGCGCCCAGGCGCTCGGCGTCGGGCGGGGCCTCGGTGCCCGTCCACTGCTCCAGCAGCGCCACCACGGCGTCGGTGTTGGTCTCCACGTCGAACTCCACGCGGGCGCGCTCCAGGGCCTGCTGCACCCATACGAAGCGATTGATCGGCAGAGTGAGCACCACCATGCGCGTGCTGCCAGGGTCACCGGTGGCTTCGCCGTCGGTGCCGTTATCGCTGGCGTCGTCGCTGCCCGTGCCCTTGTCGTCCTTGGCGAAGGGGTCACCCATGGGCGGCAGGTCGCTGCGTTCCTCCAGGATCGCGTTCAGGTCGTCCAGGTCGGCGTCGGTGAAGCCCAGGCCCTCGGTGTCACCGTCGAATCCGGCCACCAGCTCGGCCAGTTCGGCGTCATCGAACCCGCCCAGGCGTCCGGTCTGGTTGTCCGCAACCACGATGCGTTCGGCCAGGTCGTCGTCTACGTCGACCCAATGCACCAGCATCTTGCGCCAGCGCGTGTCGTTGGGCTCGGTCTCGGCCAGCTCGCGGAAGGCCATCAGGGTGTGGTTACCGGCCAGCACCTCGGCGGGTCGGCCGGTATGGGTGCCGACGTTGGCCGTGATGGGCTTGTACTGATTGTGACGCCGCAGGCTGGCCATGATCGCGGACACGTCGCCGCGCCGTGGATTGCGATGGAACAGGTTCAGCTGGGCTGGCGGGACGCTGGTCGTCTTGCCAACAGTCGAGGTCGAGGCCAT